AAAACTTCTTAATTAAACTAGTTTTATCTAATGTAATTTTACTCATTATCTAAATATCCTACCTGTTTTGTAACTCTAGTAATTTTTTTATTTGCATTTTTAATATTTAACTGTATTTGTTTAATTTCTTTTTCAATATTTAAAACCAAAACTTTCAATTTATTGATTTCAAGAGACAAATCATTAATTCTACTATTAAATATCAAGACTTGGTTTTCGTTCATTCGATAAAGTTCCTTCTCTTGATTTTCTTTCATTTAATAAAGCTTCTTCTCTTGATTTTCTTTCATTTAGTAAAGCTTCGTCTCTCAATTTTCTGTCATTTAGTAAAGCCTCATCTCTCAATTTTCTTTCATTTAGTAAAGCCGCTTCTTGAGAAATAGTAATCGGAACTACTTTTGGTTTTGATTTTCTCCGTTTTTTCTTTTTTAGGACAGTAGCAAGGAATATATCAATTTTTTGATTAATTTTTACTAATTCGTTAAGTATTGCGTCTGATCCAATTGAGGAAACTATACCAGAAGCCGGACTATTTAGCACTACTCTTCCTGGCACTTGTGTTGGACTTTGAGGCAGATTTGGGTCTTTTAAATTTGGCCCTGCCATGACATCGGTAGGCATAATTTTCTTAATATTCAACGTACAAGCTTGAGGCATTTTATCATCCTTAGAAGACAGCTTGTCTAATTTAGATAACTCTGAACCTACAAGGTTTGTAATTTGAAGAATATCTTGAACATATTCGGAGTCGTTAGCCATTATTCAATTCCTTCTAGTAAATCATCAATCTTTTTTTGAACATCACTAGGCGTTTCCGGCTGAGACACTGCACCGACTGGGGCCTCTTCTTTCTTTTCATAATCCATAGGAATATCATCTTCTGATGTTTTCTTTTCATGAATGGGTTCTGTCTTTTCCTCTTCCTTTTCAGGTTCCGGTAGTTTATTAGATGCCGAGGTTTCACACTTAATAGACTCGTTTTCGTTGACTAGGAAACTTTCTTTAATGAATTTATTAATTGACTCTGTATCAGTCGCCGTAACCAACGTATCTAAATCATACGTTGCATTATAAATTTCTTCCATTTTTTCTGGTGTCATTCCTTCAATCTTTGATTTATTCAAAAATTTTGAAGTGACATAACTTGGCCACTTCTCTCCACTACGAGCATCTGACGTACTTTCTACTTTAATGCGGAAATTACATCCATTTTCAGACAAATCAAAAATTGATTGCCCAAACTCTTCAGCGTCATCACCATCAATGGCGGAATCTATAATCTTATTAAGCTGTTTTCCAAAACGAATAAGCTTAATCTTACCGTTATTTTCTGCATTGGTTGGATCATTAATTATATAAGCATTAGTAAGCCACTTTTCTTTCCTTGATAACTCATATGATAACTTCTTATCAATTTCCCCGCCGTTGCGCCAGAGCTTAAACCGCAAAGTACAAGCAGGACATCTGTCCTTATAAGTTGTAGGACATGTAAAATTGATTGGAGTGCCGTCTACGTGTGAATTAAACATATGAAAGTAATAATGAAAGATAGACATTTCTGGATTCTTAACATTTGGAAGAAGTCGAACCAGATATGTATTACCTGGATTAAACTTCATATATAAACCATTAGCATTTTTCTTTGAATTCTTTAAAGAATTCTTAATCTGATCGAACATCGATTGGTCATAAGTTGCCATTAAATATCTCCTTCTTTTTGTTATTAAACTTCTATTACAATTATAGCAAAAATAAAACAAATGTTAATTAATATTTTGAATTTTTTTAAGAGCTCGAATAATAAATGTCTGAGCATATTTCGAGTTGTTAAAGCGGGTTTTAAACATAGCATAAGAGTTAACTATTTCACTTAAAAACAATTCTTGTTCATCTTTTGGTATATTATATAGTATGTATTGAAAGTTTGGAAGACCAAACAAAACATAAACACTAATTTTATGTTCTTTTAAGTGTATAACCCAGGAATAAACTAAACTTCCACTTTCTTTATAAGTAATATAATCATCTACTTTTATATTTTCTTGTTTACAAAAACTATGTATGAATATAAAAGACTTTTTAATAAAAATTAACTGCTCTTCATTATCTGGATATAAATCTTGAATATATTTGTTATATAATACGTAAGCTTTTATAGCTTTCTGTGTTAAGAAATAATCAAGCGAGAAAAAGTCCTCATCCTTATATATAATATACGGTGCCTTAAAAAAATCTTCAATATTAATACTCTTATATTGATTAAAGAAGTGAACTAAACGTTTAACAAGTTCATATTTAGGATCCTTTTCAAACTCATCAAAATTAGACCTCAATTTAAACGGTTTATCCCGTAAAGACCTTGAAAGCCGCAAATGCATGTTATAGAGATTTTTTTCGTTTTCGTTCATTACGAATCCTAAAGTTTTTAACTTTTCGTTTAATTATTTTTGATCGACACAACGTCGGGTATAATAGTAATATTTTTTGTATTAACTCGTAAATATTGTTTCGGCCACTCACAACCAATAAGGCTTTTTGAAGCTTTTCATTATCAATAAAAAAGGAAAAAAACAAAGTTGGTTTTAAACTTTTATCGAATATCAAGGCTACTAAGGATGCAAATTGAAGTAATATAATATCAAATTCTGTTTCGTCAATATTATGAGTCGCATCCCTGTATGTAACATATTGTTTTAAAATTATATCTTTCATTGTATCCTTTTTAGTAGTTTTGAAAACATTAAAAATTCATTTGTTATTGCGCCTCCGGCACTATACTCGTGCCCAGCCCCTGAACATAATGTTTGCGCTATTTTTAATAAATCAAGATTACACGTACTGCTTCGTCGTATTGAAATATGGTTTGTGTTTGGATTAACAATAAAAACCACTTCTCCATTTTTTTCACGCATCAAATAGTCAGCAACACCGTTAATATCTTCCGTAGAAAAAGCACTTAAAACCTTACGCTTTTTTTGCCCAAGCTTAATGTCACCTTCATATATTTCGAGATTTTTAATAAGATTTTCATGTCTTCGTTGAAATCTTTTTAATATCAACAATTGTTCATCATTAAATCCGTTAAATCCGGTTTTAAACCAATTAATAAAGTTATTTATTTTCTCGATTCCGTTATTTGAACTGTTCCAAAAAAGGTTATTTAACTGTTGCGTTTGAGGAATTGATAACTTATAAGAATCATAATCATCTGCTAATGCAACCAACATCTTTTGTTCTTTAGTTAATTCTAGATTATACAATCGTCTATAAAGCTGATAACACATCTTTGATGCTGATGTATATTCTTTAACACATAACTTAACATTTGGTTTTCTTTTTTGTGGAAGATTTAATACATGGGATTTGTGATGATCTACAACTAAAATATTATTCCCATTTAAAATATCATAATGTTTTGATATATCTATATCTAATATAAAAATATGGTCATATTGCTTAGTTTGGTTTTTAAAATGGTTTGTATAATCTTTATAAAAAAACTCATTCCTTACTGGTTTAAAATCTATCTCTGATTTTGGAAACGCCCAGCGAGTTAACAAATAGCTAACAATGCCGTCTAAATCAAAGTGAAAAAAGCATAATAAATCTTTCATATATTTAATTCTTTCATTACTGAATTCATATTATCATTATTCGATGTTATATCGGTGGTTTCTTCTATACTTAACGTTTTATAGTCTAGTTTCATACTACAACTTCCAAAAGCAGGGCCAAATCTATTTTTCATAATAGCAAAATGAATAAACCCTAACTCTTTATCTTCAGCATTTTGCCAAATACCTATTTGAGCATCAGCCGTAAAGGAAATACCTATACTTTCACTAATTTGATCAGATTCTGGGGCCTTACCTTTCATACCTGAATTATGTGTTAAAACGTCATTAGCAATAAATAAATTATCTCCATCAACTTCAATGTCAATTGTGTCTTCTATACCACACTCTTCTATGGAAACAATTTCATCATATTTTAAATCATTCATTTAAAAACTCCATACATTTTTTAATTATATTTTTTTTATCTTTTTTATACTCACTTTCCCAAATAATCAAAACATCAAACCCACGCTTTTTAATAAAATCAATTCGTCTATTATCATATTTCCAAATATCTTTAGCTGTTAACTTCTTTGTAAATGGATTAGGGGTGTCGTTTTCTTTAAATTTAGTTGGATTTGCATGAAAGACATCCCCATAAAATTCTATACATTTATGAATAGTAGGAATACAAAAGTCAATTAAATACCCACCTTCATATTTACAATTATTTGTTCCCATAAAACGAATATAACCATTATATATTAAAAACTCTTTATTTAATTTTGCAAAGAAAACTTTATTTTTGCTCATTTTTAATAATTTATATAATTTATTAAATAATTCTTGTGAAATTTTTGAATATCCAATTTTTGAAGATTTAGTTAATCTGTTTATATTTTCTTCGTATTTCTCAATGCCTTTTTCTTTTCCGTGTTTTTCAATAAACCAATTTAGTGTGTATCTATATAAAAACCACTGGTGTCTTTGATTATATAAGTCAACTCCTTTTTTAAAACCATATTTTTTGATAGCTCGTTCTAAAGAATGATTTCCTTTATTTTTTTCACAAAACTCATTATATTTTTGTATTCCTAATTCTTTACCATATCTTCTAATAAAATTATCTTTTGTTCCAGCTTTTTTTGAATTACACTCATTATATTTTTTAACTCCTTCTTCATTACCATATTTTTGAATAAAATTCTCTTTATTTGGTTTTACACCATTTTTCCATTTTTCATATTTGTTTTTACCATTAATTTCACCATATAATAGAATACATTTTTCTAGTGTCATTCCTTTTGGATTTTTAATATTTCTATATAATTTTAATTTTTCTTCTAAGTTAAAAAACTCGTTTTGTACTAGTACAGCTAATACAATAATTTCACATCTTTTTAATTTTTGATGTTTCCAAATATTTTCGGCTTTATTTATAAGGTCCGGATTTAATACTAAATTATTATTAACCCTTTTCCATTCTTTTTGATTAATTAAATTTTGTTTAACATATTTCATATTGCTCCTATTAAAGTACTTTGAAATACTTATCATATGAGCAACACTGTCTTGCTGTTATTACTGAGAATTATTGTATATTTTTATTATACTTCCTATTTTTAGTCCAGAATTTAGTGAAATATCCCCATTATTGGTTGGAAAAATATGATTTGCGGAGCATTTAATTGTTTTTCCGCTTTTTGTTATTATTTTATATACTTTTTGTTTGGTAATGGGATGAATATTTAATACAGTTACTACTTTATTGTTTCCTAATATTTTTTCTCCAATTTTAATATCTTTAATATTTATTTTTTCCAGTGTTTCCTTATAAACATCACAACTCGTTGATAAACAACGACCTATCTGAGTGGCGGTCACTATAGGTATCTTAAAAAGGTATGTTAGAGCTCGAAGTTGCTCAGTTACGGCTTTATTCTTTTCATACGTGTTTTCACCTGTCTTGCCATTAGGCAATATAAGATTTAAATAGTCAACAACAATAATATCTGGTTTAATTCCTTTAATTATCAATTTTTCAATATATGTTTTTATCGTATTTACACGTATTGTAGATGGTGGAAATTCTTTAATAATCAGACTTGAAGTACTGTGTGTTCTTTGATAGCCAGTTACAAAATCCTTTAAAGCAGTTGTTTGTGTTTTAAGTTCGCTATAAGGAATTTTTGATAATTGAGCATCAATACGAGTGGTGTATATTTCTTCAGCCATTTCTAAAGAAATAATAACAACTGTCTGATTTTTTGATAAACAATTTGTGGCTAAATTACCCAAAACAATTGATTTGCCTACATTAGTAATTCCACAAAAAACATATAAGGCTCGACCGTCTGCAAGCAACCCACCGGATAGCTTGTCATCTAACCATTTATATCCAGTTGAGATATGATTTTTTACCTTTTGAAGGTCTACAATATGTTTATCAATATCTTTAAAGTAATTATGGCCCAAATTATCAATTAATGAAATATTACACGCCTTATTAAAACTCTCAAAGGTATTAAACGTATCTATTTTTCCATTTGTATACTCATCAATAGTTTTTATAAGACAATTATATACACTTTTTTCTTTTAAAAATCTCTCTGTATTCTCATATAGCTTTGTTTTATTAATATTACTATCTATTTGTTTAAAAGATTGACATATTCGTTTCCAAGAGTCTCTTTCTTCCTGTGAATTAAGATGAGTCTTGATTTCCGTTGAGGTTGGTGTTGTATTATATTTTCTAAAGAAATCGACGATAATTTTAAACACCAACTTAATATCAGTATTCTTAAAAAAAGACGGATCAATTGTATCTATAATAGTGCCTAAATACACTTGATCCATTATTGCATTATAAATTATGATATTCTCAAAAAAATCCCAGTCAATGTTCTTTAATGTGTTGTCATTCGTTGTCAGCTCCTTCTGCATTAACGCCTTCCTTTTCTTTAGTTGTAATGTTTAATAATGTACAGTTTTCATTTGAATAAGAACATTCTTTTTGTATAATAGCCTCAAGTTCTGGAAGAATACGCTTCCAGATCTCATCATTATTTTTAAAATCGTCATATTTACCTAGTATTTCATCTTTATAAACATAACGATATCCTTCTTTTCTAAGAATATTATATGCCATTGCAATATCTACAAGTCCACTATACTTTTCAACACCTGTTAAGAAGTTTAAATAAAAGCTAGACTGTAAATATTGTGGAACAAATCTATTCTTTTTTGTTAAAGCGGAAAGAGTGATTCCACTATATTTTTTTGCTGTAACTAATGATTTTTCGTCTTTATTTTTATCAATTTCTTCTTTAACAAAAGATAACTGCACCAAAATAGATGCTAAGTATTCAGGTCCTTTGCCACCACCCTCAGTTTTAATCAATGACTTAAACATAGCAGCTGGGTTTTCATAAATATGGTTTGAAAATATTAAAGGAGTCTTTGCCTTAGCGCACTTATATGTTAAACAGCGCATCATACTTCGACATTCTTTTCCACGAGTACCCATATCAACAGCATCACTACCCTTAACCGCATCTGCTAGTTCTTTTGTTGATGCCAAGTTACCGAGTGAATCAATACAAATTAAAAACTTTTCTTGTAAGCCCTTTTCAATAACAGACAATAAAAATTTAACTATTTGATTTCTACAAGTTGCAATTGATTCTACTGGATAAACCTTTATCTTTGAACAATCACATCCAAGCCGTGTGGCCATTTCTTTATCAAACGCCATTTCGGAATCCCATATAACTGGCACCATTCCTAGTTTTTGAGCGTTAGCAATGATTTTCATCATTATTAATGTTTTGCCACACATTGATGGGCCGGAAAACCCTACAATTCTTCCCAAAGGAATTCCTTTATATAAAGAACCAGACATAATAGTGTTCAGCGACATTGAACCTGTATCAATCCATTTATCCACTGTAGATAATGAATTTTCAGAAAGCCATGACGCATCTTCATTATCTTTATCAAGATCTGTAAATACAGATTTGATATCATCTGGAATAATTAAATCTTTAGGTTTTCTGCCCATATAATTCCTTTATCCTTTCTCTTCTATTACTTTATTATCAAGTAATCTAATCATTGCAGATTGTATTTTAATATTAATTTCTGGAACCGAATTTATAGTTTCAGATATTTTTTCTGCATAAAATATTACACCAAACCCTAATTTCATATGGCTTAATTGATTTTCTATTGACATTTCTTTATCATCTAGCACACCAACATGAGTTAGATAATTAATTTTTTCATTAATTTCTTCATTAATTTCTAATTTTTCAGGAAATACAAAAGTATTAAAATACTCTAATAACTCTTCTCTAGTTCCAGTAATTATTTTACGCATTTCTTCTTTTATCATAAACCTTCTTTCATAAACAAAAAAGGATTAAAATTATTTCGATTTTACTTACTATCGTCGTCAAAAAGCTTAATAACATTATCTTTTTGTTCAATAGGTGCTGACTGTGGCTGTCCTTGTGGTGCTTCATTACTAAAAATGTTAGCATACTGACTCTTAAGACGGAAATCAAACACAACTTCTCCATCAGTTTCAACAACACTCTTACGATTATACTTCCAAGCAATTTTTTGACTCTTATCTGCTAAGAATTCACGGAAAAACACCGGAAAAAGCTGAAGGGCCATTTGACCATTCTGAGGATTGGGCTGAGTGTGGACCACAACAGGATTATACACACACAAAACATCTTCTGTTGTCTTGTCTGTATCCTTTTCTGCAAAAATTGTACGCCCAATAGAATCCATAAATACAATAATGTTCTTGTCGTTAATTGTCATTTTTCTCCTTTTATTTGTTGTTTATTGTTTTTAAAATTAATGTTCAGTTGCCAGCTATGTTTATTCAAAAATATAAAAAAGTTTTAAATATTAATAATTAATTATTAAGGTTTAACATCATGAGTTTTAAAATTTAATAACAGTATCATTATCGATGTTTAATATTTGTAGTTAGATAGCGCCTGCTACCTAACCCACGATGTAATACTTTTGACATCGCACATCCAACAACTGAACAAATTATATTTCTTTAGTTGCGTTATAATCATCTATTTCGTCTTGAACCTCTTCAATCTGCTTTGTAAGCTTTGAAACAAGAGAAGTAACTTGTGTGTCCATTATAGCAGCCATATGAACTACTTCTTTAGCATCACCACTTCCGAAACTTTCTCTATATGTGGTACCGTCTTGCGTATTTACACTTTTTAAAAAGGCAATTAACCCTTTACATTCAGCTATCTGAAAGATCTTTTTACTAATTTGGTTATTTGCAATTGAAATTTTACTCTTAATGGTAACTAACTCCTCAGTCGTTTGACACAATAGGCTATACTGTTGCTGTATATCATACTTACAAACATTAGGTTTTATTACAACATTGTTCTTAAGTATAATCTCTTTTATTGAGTTGATTTCGGTGATTAACGAATTCTTAACTTTTAGTGCTTTTGATAAGTTCATACTTTCCTTTCTGTATTTATTTTATATATAATATTATAACAAAACTTTTCCGTTTTTTATTATTTAATTCAGCATTTTTAATAGATCTACAGCGAAATTATTATTAGGATTTTCTAACTTCCAGCCAATTGCTTCATAAAAACGTGATATGGACTGCACCACTAACTTATCAAACATTTTATTAATATCAACCTGTAAATTAAATTCTTGAGGAAAGACATCAGAAAAGGCAATACTCTCTATATTATATTTATTAGGTAAAAGGTATAGATATTTAATTTTTTGACCTGATTGTATTTTTTCATACTTATGAGTTAAAGACAATTTATCTAATAATAAGTTATATCTTATAGACCCCTTTACGTGAATTGGCGTGTGGTTTCCCATCTTAAAACCTTCACTTAACTTTTTATATTTTTCTAGATTTTTCATGCCCTTTGGAACCGCTATTTGTTCCGTTGGAATCGCTTTAAATTTGTTAAAGGTTTCTTTAAAAATTTCATTAGTTTTTTGATTATCGTGAGTTCTAATAATTGTCTCTATAACTTCTTTAATAATGGGCTTAATAGCCTTTGGCACGTCACTTTTAACAAGATCAACTCCCTTATATGATATCTTATCACATGGAATGCCCTTATTATCTATAATATGAAGCGCATAATGCTTCTTTACTAAAAACACACCAGTTGTACATATGGATTCTCGTTTAAACTGAAAACGACAATCTTGAGAGTTTAGCTCAGTATTTCCCCATTTAACAATTTCTTCATTTAAGTGTTTATCAATTTCATTAATAATTTGAATTACAGCTGGGTTTATTAAATTATCTACCATCATAGGAATCTTTAGCTTTTCAAGAATAGATTTCAACGTAATAAACAATGAATCCGTATCGGCAGTGATAATATTGTCTTTTTCAATTTGATATTTTGTTTTAATATATTCATTAACAATTACTTCGCTTTTTTTAATACACTCTTGCCCAGTTAATGTAATACTGGCAGCACATTCAATATCATAAAGCGGACTATATTGATTTGCGAAGGTTCCGTAGACCTTATTCATAAATAGTTTAATTGCTGTCTGTTGATTGTCTAGATGAACAATTTTATTTTCTAGTACTTCAATTTTATTTTTTAGTTTATTTATTTTTTCTTCGTTTTCCATAATATTCAAATCCTAATAATTTAATATTATTAACAAATTCATTTAAAAATTCTTTAGAAAATTTTAAATATTCTCTTTGGCTACAATTTAATGATCCTTTTAACATTTGAAGATTTCCATAATGTCCTATTATTTTTGGATCAATTTTATTAACAAATCCATATGCAATTGAAACTATATGATCTAAATGGAATCCGTGGGAATTATTATCTACTCGCTCTCTTTTAACACTATTAAAGTTTATTAAATTTTCATATAATTTATATGATAAGTTTGTATACGCCTTTACTTTTTGATAATATTGTGGCCAATTTTTAATGTTAATTTTATTTTTATTTAACTGAATTATACTTTTATAATTACCTGTACATTTACTTGAACAAAACGTATGATATCCATTGATGTGCGTATCATATTTACATTTTTTAATTTTACAATACAAACAATATGGAGCCTGATCTAAATTATTTAAATACAAAAATATAGCTTCAGAAACATTTTTTATTAATGGATATTGTTTTTGTATTTTTTTATAAATTTTAGGAAAAAAATTTTTTAAATATTGTTTGCAACGATTTCCTTGTTTTAAAGATATTATTTTTTTAATTGTTTGATATTCGTTTAAAGATTTATTTTTTAATATTTTAAACAATCTATATCCAAAATAGCCATATTTGTTTGTATGAAAAATTAAAGGAATTTGATTAATTTTAGGTTTGTCATAAATATTATATGTATATCTATAAACCATTTCTCTTTTATTAGTCGAATCAGAAAAAGTTTTAATAATATATTGATATTCTTTGGGATAATATTTTTGAATTATATTTAAAATTCGAATGCAAGATTTATTATTATTTCCTGTGGTGTTATTTTTTTGAAATATATAAATTGATTTAATTAACTGTTTAAGATTAAATTTGGGATGTTTGTTGATATAATTTTTAAGAAAAATAGTAAATTTATTATTTTGCATTCTTCCTTTTTTATATATTTTTCCGTTCAGAATCAATGGTTCATATGATATTTCTTTAAAATTATATGATTTATTATTGATAATTAAAGTTTTATTTTTCAATTCTTTCCAAATTTCTGGCCATTTTCTTTTAAGATATTCAAAATTATTTCTAGTATAATTTGCATTAATAGCTTTTCTAGGGGTTGATATATTATTTTTACACCAAACGATTAATTCTTCATTATTCACATTAAATCTCCATAAACCTTGTTTTTAAATATTTATCTTAAAATCTCAACAAGATTTACGGAATGATGCTTTTAAACTGTTTAATTCCTTTATAATTTTATTCTTTTTTTCTTCTAATTCGTTTATTTCTTTCTGAATATTTTTTCTTTTATCATATAATGGAGAAATCAGTTCAGAACAAATACCTTTAAATGACTGAATAAACATAATATTTGCTTTTGAAACTGCTATTTTTTTGTCAACTATAAATTTAGTAAACTCTTCGTTAGTAAACTCTTTTTGCTGTTTATTAATGAACTCCACTTTTACTTTACCGTTTTCATTAGACAGTATTTTACCAGCTTTCGTTTCTGGTGAAATATTTAAAGTAATCATTGTATTTGGGTATAGACTGTTTAAGTCAAATGTGACTATATTCTCATACAACCCTCTTTTTGGTTGTTTAACAAAACCGCCTGTAAATGATTGCACGTCTTTATTAACAAACGTTGGTATAATTCTATTTTTTAACAATGCTTTACTTGCTAAAGCCCCACCTACCATCGCAATTGTCCCCATAGCATCTTCAAACGGGGTTAAACCAAGATATGCTAACTCTCTCATTGTAGACATATAATGTAGCTTTTTTTCTAGATCAATTATAAGCTGAACATCTTGTATATTATAATCAACAAACGTAGTCCAATCCTTTTCCGCAAGTTCGGTTAAACTTATAGCATTATAAGTCAATTTACCGGCCCCTAATTCTTCTTCCCCAATATAGTTTAAACTATATGAGGATTTTAAATTCTGAGAGAATGTTTTATATATAAACATATAATCAAAGAGCGATACCCCCTTAATTAACCATTTTGAGTTTTCATCTCCAAAGCGGTTAATTACTTTTTCTCTAAAATTCAACTCTCCAACCGGAGATAGTTTTTTAGGGAAATTTTCATCCTTAAAAACTATTTTCATTCGATTTATGATATATGGTATATCAAATACTTCTGAATTCCATCCAACAACTATATCGGGAAAGTGTTTTCTCCAGTATTTCACAAAATATAAGAGCAATTCTTCCTCACTCTTACATTTAATATATATCACATTATCTTGTTTGGGTTGGTAGTCCTTTTCTAATCCAAACACAATAAACTTATTTTCTAAGGAATCAAAAATGTTAATTACATTAATTGTATCCTTAGCTTTAGTTATATCAGGAAAGGTGTGAGAAAAAGTTTCAATATCCAGGTAAAAAATTCTTAAAGGATGCTTATTGAAGTCGTCATTTTCGTGGGTATTGTAGAAATTATCTATTAAAAACTGTTGTTCGGGTTTTATGTTATAAAAAATTCGCGTAATTCCACACGTTTTAATGTATTCACTTCTTTTCCATGCATTGTCGAATTCCATTTTTTTCAACTTTGTGTTAAAAATAGAAATTCCATCTTTACCATCAGGGTGTTCAATATAAAAATAAGGCCGGAAAGGTTTAGTTACAATAATCCGTTCACCCTTTTCATTCCAGGAATATAAAGTGATTTTACTTGAAAACTTATTGTAATGAATGTTGCGATAATTAAAAAAGTTTTCCATATTAGTATTATAGTAAAAAATGCTAATTAGTTAACACTTTTGATCAGGATTATTTTTTATTAACTTTGGAGCTATTTTATTACGTTCTTTACTTCCCCACTTAGTAAAGTAGAGAGCGTAATGTTCATCCAGATGATTATCTAACCACATGGACTCAGCATAAGCCCTTGATTTTCTACAAAGTTTCATATAAGCATCTTTATCCCGCATAGTTGTTTTTACACAATCAACTAGTTCTGATCCAGTATTAAACTTTAAAAACGAATCTTTATATGTTATAAGATCCTGAGTAATACATGGAACACCTATACAAGCAGGTTCAAGAAATTTAATATTACTTTTTGACTTATTAAATGTATTGTCTAGTAATGGTGCAAACGTAAAATTCGGAAGAATTTCACTAATTCTTGCAGGATATTCCGGAAGAATTGCCCATTCTTTATAAGTCATTTCTCCATTATCAATAAAGGGTTTTACTGGTAATGGGAATGCTCCACAAAACACCCAATGAATATCTTTTCTGCTTTTTATAATATCATTTACTACATTTGCAAAGTCGTCTTTTTGATTGGTTTTATTTTGAACGTCAATATGTGTTCCACTTCCAAAATAAGCAACTCTAGGACGTTTCTTGTTTTTATCATAACCCATTTCAAGTCTATTAAGATCATAGAAACGATCAAACCACTGTTTAGGCGGGTAGTTAGGAATTACAGTAATGTGTTTGTTTCCAATTTTATTTATATAATATTGTTTCATAAAGTCACAAGTTACTGAAATTTCATCAGAAAGTGACATCATTGCTTTAATCGAATCTAAAATTTCCGGATCATCAAACGCAGACTTACATCTGTTATAATCTGGAATATCATCACGAAACACAATATCGTCTATTTCGTAGATTATTCGAACACCTGTCTTTTTTCCAACATCCTTTAAAAACTTTACAAACTGTAGCTGATGCGGCGTTGCTTGTCTTTGCAACCTAACAGATTGAACTGTTTCGTAAATTCGTGGATCAGTTAGCATTATTGTTAAATCCATTACAATAGCCTTCTGCCTGAAGTTTAACAGCATCGCTGGATATGCTTGTCTCCAAGCACCGCAACCACCGTAATCTGCTAAATAATTAATTGCTCGTGGTAAATTGGTTCCAGGTAAAACCAAAGGGGGTAGAGACTTCTGCTGTGGTTTAACTCCGACTACGCTGGCTTGTGGAATTCCTAATGGAAATCCAAGTGGTTTTAGTGGTATATCTAACACGGCAGGGCTATAAGTACTCATATATTTTTCCTTTCAGTTGTAATTCCATTTCTTTTTTCAAGAAATATAACATTAGTACTTTCGTTTTTAGAAAATTCATTTTTATGCGTTATAAGGTAAACACATTCGTTATATTTCTCAACTCTTTCCTTTAAAACATCCATTACAAGACTACAGCCCTTTGTATCTAAAGCGGAGTCTAATAATTCATCAAACATAGAAACGTTAAAAGAAACATTTCCTTGTAATCTTTGTATATCCATAAAAGTAAATAAACAAGCTAAATCTATTCGTTTTCTTTCGCCACTTGAAAAGTTCCAATAAGAACAACTAAAACCTCGGTCATTTAAAACAGTTTCTTCAAAATATTCATTAAACTCCATAACGCATGGAGCACCTAGTTTTTTCAAATATTGATTAAGCGTAGTGTTAAGTAGCTTTATCATCTTTTTAATAATAAAAGCTTTTAACCCTTCTTCTGAAACAACAAATTTAACAACATCTAAGTCTAATAACTCACCTTCTAGTTCTTTGATCTTTTGTTTACATACTTCAACTCTAGACTTGACCCCTTCAATATCAGCTTTAACTGTTGACTTTTCCTTTTTAATTGCTTCTATATCTTTTTGAAGCGACTTTATTAAAGTATTTATATCATTAATTCGAGTTTGTATATATTTATTTTCTGTTTCTATTAGAGATAGTTGTAATATCTTATCTTGAATTTCTTGAGTTTTAATTTTATCTGCTTTATAATCGTTATTATTTTTTACGTATTCTTTCTCTTTTTCAGCTAACTCTATTGTGTTTTTGTTAATATTATCTAGCAAATCTTGAAGTTTATTGGCTATAACTTCTTTATCGGTATCCTTAAACGGGCGTTTACACAGCTTACAAACATCACCAAGTGTTTTAAGCTGTTCTTTGTCTAATTTTAACTGTTTTATTTCTCTTTTAAGGTTATTAACGGCTTCCAACAACCTTTGACTGTTTTGTAGTACTATATCTTGCTTCTTTTCATACAAGTTTAAACTTTTTTGATAACTTATAACATTTCCGTTTGTTGTTATTGGTTTTACCTTTAACATTTCGTCTTGCTTTTGTTTTTCGCCTTCACTTATCCGACCTTCAAGGGCCTTAACCTTAATTATTCGATTTTCTTCATCTTTCTTCTGTTGTTCTTCATAAAAAAGCAAAGTACTATTTACCTCTTTTAGTTTAATCTCTTCCATGTCGCATATTTTTTTAGTTTCATTATACTTTTCCCGCGTAAGGGATAACATTTCACTAAAAATGTTTAAGTTAAATATACCCTCTACAAACTTCCGCTTATCAATTTTCTTTTGAGCCATAAAAGGAATTGTTGATCCGGAAGACATTATAACCGAATTTTCAAAACACCCTAATGAAGTTGTAAGTAATGATAATAGAAATTCATTTGACTTAACAATTGAAGACGGTGTAATATCAATAGCATTTTCAAGAATTGTGCATTTACTTGGTAAAATAGTTCTTTTAACTATATATTCTTTTTTATTATTGTTGTTAAAAACGTTAAATGATAATTGAATTTCTGCTGTCGTTTTGTTTAAGTTATTTGCCATTTCATCTTTTTTTAAGTCGACTGATACTTCATTAAACAAAACAAATAGCAACGCATTTAAAATAGCCGTTTTTCCGACTCCATTTTTACAGTCTTCTTTATCATAATTTATACCAGTAATTAGATTTAATCCCCTTTGAAAGGGGATTGTAATCGGATCTTTACCGATAGAAAAGAAGTTTTTTATGGTTAATGTTGTAAATTCAATTCGTTTCAATTAAATTACCTTTTGTTTTTAATAAAATAATGGGGCACAGGAAAAAACCCACCGCTCCTTTTAATTTTATATATTTTTTTCTCAATTAAATTATTTTTTATTCCTTCATTTATAAACGCTTTTGCAACCGATGCACTTCGATTTAACATCTTAGACACTTCAGCTGAAGTGTACCATCCTTTTGGCACCGTTTCGACTTGCTCAAACTTTTCAATGTTTAAGACTCGCAACCACTTATTAATATCTTCTTTAGGGTAGCTTATATTTTCAGTGCTTGTGCTTTTTGCGACACTAGATTTGCAATATGTGCTTGCCATGTGTATTGTCCTTTCATATTAATATCAAAGTTAATTAGTCCAAAATCAACATGTCCAGTCATACGCCTAGATCCAAACTTCGTTCCAGGTCCTTGAAGGGCTGGAGTTGTCATTGCTAACCAATTTCTCCCGCCACAATAATCAAAGTAATGACAATGTGATCTAATTAAAACGTCTGATTTGGGCTGTTCATCATACTCATTCCATAACAGATTCCAAACTCTATCTCTAGCAACAGATGTATGTCGTCCATATGGAGTTTGACTATTTCCAATATGATGCTTAACGTCAAAAGTTACGTCATTAACAGTAACCCATTCGTGACTTCCGATTTTTTTAGCTCCAACGCCCTTAGCTACCAATGTTTCGAAGTCTTCAGCGTCCCCCACGTGATACCCTGTACCATAAGTCATAATCACATTTTTAGGAGTAGCAACTTTAATACATTTAATCGCCATGTTTGCTTGCGTTATACAGTCTGACGTGATTAACTCGGTTCCGCCGCTCTTCTTTCCGCTACCTTCAATTGCATCACCGTTACATATTAGCAAATCAACGGGTTTAAGGTAGTTAATCTTTTCTAAATAAAAATCCCACAAATCACTTTGAAGTTTAGCAAACTTATAATGCTGACTTTCATACTCTTCAGACTCGTCATTACAGCTGTATAAATTTTGCCATTTTGGTGGTGTTAAACCAGTTCGTGAACCGCAATGACTGTCTGCAATAATTACTACTCTCTTTGAAGGCATAATTTATTCCTTTAGATTGGTTTTATCACTTTCTCTTTACATCTTAGATTCAACTCTTGCCCCAGAACTAATCTCAATTAGTTTAGCATTTGCTTTAAATTCTGTAAGGTTGTGAGCTCCTACATAGGAGCATGAACTTTTTAGTCCATCTTGTATTTCCTTTAAAATATACTTGACATGACCGCGAAACGGAACTATTTTTGTAGCTCCTTCAACAAACTCACCTTCTTGGCCGTTTTGCACTTTATTTTCTTTGGACGCCGATCCACCATATGTCTTATAAAACTGTCCTTGTTCGTTTTTAAAAACATCTCCAGGTGTTTCTGATGTTCCTGATATATACGAACCAACCATTACTGCGTCTGCTAACACCATTGCCCTGCAAACATCTCCAGCGGATTTAATTCCACCATCTGAAATAATTTTAATATCTGGGTTTGAAGAGCGTATATTAAGAAGGGCCTGTAACTGTGGAACTCCTACGGCTGTTTGTGTTCTCGTTAAACAGACTGGTGAGGGGCCTATTCCTACTTTAATAATATCTGCTCCCCAGTCTTTTAATTCTCTTGCTCCCCAATTGGTAGCCACATTTCCAGCAATTATTACAATATCTTTTAAGTTTTGGGTTCTAATATATTCGATCATATTTTTCATACGAAGGGAATGACCATGAGCAGTATCTATACAAAACAGTCGAGCTCCTGCTTCATACAGCTTACCAAATCGGTCCTTTTCCTCGTCCTTTACTCCAACAGACACCCCAACCTTGTAGTTAACCCCCGTATTTCCTGTAAATTGATTTTCAGCCATTGTTGGTGCTGTATATTCTAAAACCTTTTTTAAATCTTTAACAGCTTTATCTATTGTACAAAACCTATGCAGTATTCCTAATCCACCACTATCACACATAGTTTTTGCCATCTTTGCCCCAGTAATAGTTTTCATATTACTAGAAATTAAAGGAAGTGTTAGATTTATTAATAAATGAAGTGCCGTAGTTGTATCTACAGTTTTTCTACTCAAGACGTCAGAATAACCAGGTTCAATTAAAACATCTGAAAAAGTTATTGCATTCATGTTTATTATTATAATAAAAAATCTTAAAAGTTTATTTGTTTTTTTAAACTATTTTTGACTTGTTCTTCGATCCATGGATACGTGTGTATAATCCCCTGTTCAAGGTTATATTGCGATTTCCACCCTGTTGAATAAATCCTTTCATTACTGAAATTTCGTGATTGAACCCCAACAGGCCCTGGAACCGTTTTTATGCTTATTTTCTTTCCAGCAACTTTAGCAACAGTATTAACTAGATCTAATACACTTACATATTGGTGTGAACCTATATTAGTTGGTTGATTGACGTTTGATTGTGTTAATGTATAAATGCCACGAACCATATCAGCTATATACGTATAGCATCTAACGGCTGATCCGTCACCCCAAATTTCAATAATGTCCCCATCATTAGCCATAGCTATTTTTCGACACATAGCAGCTGGGGCCTTTTCTCGTCCACCCTGCCAAGTTCCTTCCGGTCCATAACAATTTTCAAATCGGGCAATCCGGACTTCCATACCACTTTTCTTACCATACGCAATTAACATCTTTTCTGCATACAACTTTTCAAACCCATAATTATTGTCTGGTTGAGCTGGATACGCATCATCTTCAGTTAGCTGTGGATCACCAGGCTTCATGTTTTTATACACACAAACAGACGATGAATAAAAATACTTTGGAACTTGTAACCCAGCGGCAGCATGAATCATATTTACATTAATTAAAACATTATTATGCATAATATCACATTCAGCAGAATGTATAAACCCCATTCCACCCATATCGGCAGCTAGCTGATATACTTCATCAAATTCAGATTTATTAATATAGTTCTTTATAAGGGCAGATTGACAGTTATTTGGTACTCGTAAATCCAAAATTAAATTTTCATCACAAAAATCTGAAACCTTTCCATATTCATACGGTTTTATATCAACAACCCTAACCCAACACCCAAGATTCTTTAAATATCTAGCTAGTTGATGCCCTATAAAACCATTTCCACCAGTAACCAAACAACGTTTATTATTCATATTTTCCCCTTGTTTTATTAACTTGTTCTTCAATCCATTTATATGTTTTATCTATTCCAACTATTAAAGGCTGAGAAGGTTTCCACCCTAATTTTTCATATATTAATTTATTATCAGAATTTCTTCCCCGAACCCCTAATGGCCCATCAATATGATTAATGTTGATTTTCTTTCCTGCAATTTGAGCAACCATGTTTACCAAATTGTTAATTGAAATTTTTTCTTCTGAACCAATATTTACTGGCCCTGAAAAATCAGAATTCATTAATCTTTGAATACCTTCCAAACATTCATCTATATAAAGAAATGATCGTGTTTGTTCGCCGTCACCCCAAATTTCAATAGTGTCTCCGGAATTAACCATAGCAATTTTTCTACATATTGCGGCTGGGGATTTTTCTTTTCCATTGTTCCCTGCGCCTTCTGGGCCAAATATATTATGAAAACGAGCAATATGCACATTAAGACTGTGGTTACGTTTATATGCTAGAGCAATTCGTTCTGTCATTAATTTCTCAAAACCATAGTCTGAATCTGGGTTTGCTGGGTAAGCTGTATGTTCTTCACAATTTGGATTATCTTTATCCTTTTGTGTATTTTGATTATAACAGCAGGCACTACTACTAAAAAACAATTTTTTTACTTTAAGTTTAGCGCAAGCATCAATAACATTTATATTAATTAATAAGTTATCGTGCAATATTTGGGCATCATTATTTCCGGTGAAGATTACACCCGCCCCGCCCATCCAAGCTGCTAAGTTGTATACCTCATCAACAGGCTCACCGTTTATTAAAATAGAATTTACACAATTTTCAAACTGCCTTAAATCTAAAAGAGTATAATGATCAGTAAAATCAATTGGTCCGTGTTTATATTCATTAATGTCAACCGTTCTAACCCAATGCCCTTCTGCTTTTAATTTTTTAGCTAAGTGATGCCCAATAAATCCTGTCCCGCCTAATACTACAATATTCTTTTTAATCATTATGTATTCCTTTCATTTAACCTTTATATTTTACGTAAAATTGTTAATCCATGCGTAACAGGTATTGTACAATATTCCCATTTTGTTTTATCTAAATCAAATAATGCTCGAGTTGGCCCACCGTTTGCAAACTCACCATAATTTTCTTTTGTTACTTCATAAGCTGGAACGGTGTGTCCCATTGTGTCATGTATTAATATAATACTAGTATTTGTTGTTAATTTATCAAGCAATTTTAATTCTTCGGTAGTGTGTTCATATGAATGCCAATCATCAACAAAAACTAAACCGTATGTTAATGACTTGTTTATACTTTCTTTAAGAAATGCAATAGAATCCATACACACGGGGTTCCAATACGGTCTTAATTGTGGGGGACATTTTCTATTAACCAAATCAAAACATGGAGCACTAATATCAACCGATGTCACCGTTCCTTGTGTATATTTAGCCCCTAACAACAATGGTATAGTTGTTCCTCCGGACCTTACCCCAAGTTCTAGAATGTTTTTACTGCACATAGTTGTAATAAAAGAAAACAACAATGAGGTAAATCTTGAACTTTCTCTTTGCCGATGTTGGTCTATATGACCAGCCCCTTCATTGATCATAAGTTCAAATTCGCTTAAATCTTTAATGTCTAATTTTATATTCATAATTCTCCTATTGAGTTCACTATCCAAAGGGTTTGTACGTGTGGAAACGCATTACCTATTTGGCCTAATTTAGTCATTTTTACATTATACTCTTCACAGATTTCTTTATGAGCTCGTGCTTCTCCATATTTACAAGTTTCAAATTCAGGTGTTCCACCCCAATCATCATAACCAATTAATGTTCCTTTTGTTATTAGATGGTTGTCTATCATAAATTTAAAAGCGTATTTCGTTGGAGAATATATATCTAAATCAAAATCTACATAAGCTGCTTTTTTTAAATCAGCTTTATTTTTTTCTAAGGTTTTCTCAACTAATCCGTTATATATCTTTACAGGTGTATTGATATTGGTTTGTTTAAAGACTGCATTTGTTTTTGCCTCAATTTCTTCTATACATTCTTCTTGTGTTGCCTTTTTCATTCTAATCATTGTATTAAAAACGTCAGGATCAATATCTGGATCCCAATCTTTTTGAAAGATGGGTTCAGCTGTTTCTTTTGGCATTCCTGTAAATACGTCAAAACCATAAAAGATTCCCATTTCTAAGCCACAGGATGAAAATATTTTTGCCAAGTCAACCATTGAGTCACCAGCAAAAATACCAAATTCGTATATTGCCCTATTTGGGTACTGCAACACTGTTGTATTTGATATAATTCGACTATAATAATTTCGTAAAAGCATTTCTCGCCAAGACATTGTATTACTCCTTTTTATTCATACTATTAATTATTTTTGTTATGCCGTCTTCTATTTCCGTTTTTGGTTTCCATATATCTAATATACATGGATCGGGTTCATTTTTCTTATTAAGTTGAACTTCATCTACCTTTGCTCCTGGTACAACAACAGTACCAGGATATTTACTTGCTATTATATTAGCAATATCTATAATCTTATGCCACTTAAAGTCTGTTATATGCAGGTTCATATCTCTAGGCAGTGTATGATACATGGTTGAAAGTTTAACTAAACACTCACAACAATCCTCGGCATAAAGCATCTGACGCTCTTCTCGCCCATCAGTTAACATTTCTATTTTATGGTTATTTTTTGCCTGTAAAATGAAATCGGTAATTACATGAGCTTTTTCTAAATTATGCTCAACCCCATATACGTTCCAAAATTTAACAACTATCCCATTAAGAATTTTTGTATATACCTCGCCTACTGTCTTAAGCACCCCATAAGAAGAGTAAGACATATTTGCCATCTGACTAGATGCAAAAATAAAGGGTTTGTTGTGCATTTTAAGTTGCTTAAACGTATTTTTTAGTATGGACATATTATTGTAGACAAAGTCGTATGTTTGTTGATATTTTTTAAGGTATCGAGACCCTCCCACATCAAAAGCAAGAAAATAAACAAAATCCACTTCGTTCATATATTCACTTATTCGGCAATCGTCATACCTTAAGTCTTCGTCGTTCGGATCTGCAACTATATCTATTGTTAGTACAGTATTGTTTTGCGCTCGTAAATAATTAACAAGTGCTTTTCCTATTTGTCCTTCCGAACCTAAAACCAAATATTTCATATTTTATCTCCAAAAATTTTCTTTAGTTGATCGGCAAGTATATCATCTGTTGAATTAAATTTTTTAGCTCGTTCAAGATTGTCTTTCATTGCGTCTTTTCGTTTATAATATTCATCCCTATTTAATTTAATCTTCGCAAAGTCGTCAATTGTATCAAACAGTATCATACCATCAAGATTAAAAAATTGTCCTATATTTGGCGTTCCCCAATAAATCGGCACCGTTCCTAAAGCAAAACAATCAGTTAATACCTCTGTCCAATAATTGTCAATCTTATAATTCATTATTGCCACTGAAAACATGTAGTCTTTTAATGGATCTAACTTGTTATTAAACCGTTTATATCCAGATCCCCAAAAATCGACACCCTGTAATCTTTGAACTAAATTATGTCGTAAGACGTGACCTGGAGCAAACCTTTTATCAGACGCTATCATTGATACTTGTTTTATTTTAGGATGTATCTTCCAATCTTCATCCTTTACTCGGCTCGATGATATATACATAACTTTATATTTATCTGGATTCTTCTTTAATAGATCTGGATGAAATGTTAATATATAATCAAAACGATTTTCATACTGTTGAATCTGTTGGTAAACCCAAGGCTTTATTCCTGGTGATTCTTGACACCACCCTACTTTATATTTGCTCTTTACTTTTAAAACGTTTTCTGAAAACATGTGCTCATCAGTAAACACTGTAACTCCATCAAATTCTGACAAGTTACGAATGTATTTAATTTTAGTTGGTTTTCTTCCCATGGAAGAAGAATCAAACCCATCCTGACTTTTAGAATGAGCGAAATTGCTATCGAATAGGTTAATAGTAATCATGTTTTTAATACCGCTAAATAATTGTTAAAGGCGTAATCTTCTTGTATTTCTTTTGGGGCGTATATTTGTTTATTTGTATAGTCATATTTAAAAATTTTATAATTTTGTTTAAGTAAATACTCCACTAAAGTTAATAACAATACATTAGCATCTTTAAACGTCCCACCATACTCAAATTGTATATTTTTAATTGTGCCTAGTTTTAAAGAATTTTCTGCACCTAGCAAAACATTGTATTCACTTCCTTCTGTGTCTATTTTTACTAAATCAACGTTTTGTATTTGGTTATCAATAATATACTTATCAATTGTTGTTGTTTGCACTTGTATCTTATTAAAGTTTTCTCCATATGCTGGTCTATAAAAAAGAGAAGACCCGCCTGTGTTTTCTTCTGGTGGATCATACATTTCTGTTATTTCTACTTTATTACTTACAGCCAAGTTGTTTATTTTAACATCCTTATTTGATTGAAATGTAGAACACAACTTTTCGTAATGTCGTTTAATGGGCTCAAAGATATGTACATCCATATTAATTTTTGTATCAATTAATGATTTAGTGTAAAGTCCTAAATTGGCACCCACATCAAAAACGATTTGTTTTTGGTCTTTATTTTTTAAAGAATATAATATATAAGCATCTTCTTCTTCGTTCATATTTACCTCACAAATAAGGCGTCGCCCCAAGCTTTATGGTATTTTACAGCATCTACACAAGAAAAGCCATATGGTTTTAGAAAATCTTCAATGTCGTTTAATAACGGTGCTCCTTTATATAGGGATTCCCAAGAAGCTTCAGTCATAATTACTCTAAGGTTTGGATCCATTAATGTTTTTTGAGCACCTTGTAATGCGATTAATTCTCCACCCTGTAAGTCCATATTTAAAAGCTCAACACTTTTTATTGTATCATTTGTTAAAATTTTATCAATTGTAATTGTTTTAACGGTTACAGTATTATAGTGTTTAATCCCAGGGTAATAATCTAAATGTTTTGTTGGCAAAAGCACGGACGAGCCTCCTCTATTTGACCCTGATTCATCACTCATTAAATGAAAAGCAATTAATTCATCGTCTTTATTAAAAACCGCCCTATTAATAGTATAATTAGTTAATCCATTTGTTTTAACTTTGGTTAACATTTCATTATATAACTCTACATTAGCTTCAACCCATATTACATTTTCTGCATTAATTGATTTATAAAATGTTGACTCTTCTCCCAAATATGCTCCAAGGTGTAAAACTGATTTTACATTGTTTGCATACTTAGCTATCATATTTTCTGACGCATTATCCATGTTATGTCTCCTTATTTAAAAATATACACAAACGATCATTTAATATAAAATGTTTAAAAATTCTTGATTTATCTACAACATTTAAAATATTGTTTGTTGTAATTTGTAACCAGTCTTCATGTGTATCTGTTCCAAACAAATTCGCATCATCAATTATAACAATATCATTAAAATGATGTTTATTAATTGCTGTCATTTCTTCTAATAGCGGACAATCCTTTTCGCCTCGGCCAGTATCCGAATGTGAATAATGCCCGTCTAAAAAGAATACAATTTCTTTACTAATTGTTGGTAGTAATTTTGGTAGTAATTTTGAACTATCTCCTAATAAAAGATTAACATTATTCATATTATATTCATTTTTTTTATTTTGGCATATGTTATGATAATATTCTGAAATTTCAATTGAAATAGTTTCTTTAAAGTATCTTCCCATTTCAAAAGTTGTACTGCCTACTAAGGATCCAGATTCAAGAAATACATCATAATTAAATTGTTTATATTTTTCCTTTACCTGGGGATCGCTGTTTAGTATATATTTTAATCCTGCAAAATTTAAAGAACTCATATTTTTACCCATCCTTCTATAAAGATATCTTGATAATCTTGCGGGGCATCTTTGCCAAACCACACGGACGGACATATAACCCGTTCCTTTGGTTTACCCAACCAAGCACCCCACCACGAAAATGAACTATTACAAGTAATTACACTGTCACACTGTGTAAGCAAGTAAAGGTCTTCAACTTCATCCTTACTATTGGCTAGAACAATATTTGACAAATCAAACTCTGCCTTGACTGAGTTTACATCATCAGTACACACAACAAACGTGCAGTCCTTAAACTGGCTCATTGCCTTTTTATAATATTCCGGCGTTTGTAATGGGTGTGAAGACGATAATACTTTATAATCCCCTCGTCTAATATGAACACCAATTTTTTTATTAGAAATCTTAGAAAAAGCTTTATCAATTTTATTTGTTATTTCGTCAGAAAAATAAAACAGATTTCTTATATCTTCCTTATAATCGGAAAAGAACTTTTCGCTCTGAAAAAAACCATCTATAATCATATCTTTATTATATGGTATAGGTGTATAGTGAAAATATGGTGGACGATACATAAATTTTGGATTAAATGTACTTTGATCTACTTCCTTAATGTTTTTAAAAATATTATCTTTGTATTTTAACGGAATAAACCCTTGATGGCATTTATGATTTGGATCATAGATAATACCAAATTCATCGTTATTTCTTTTAGCTAAAGCATATCCTGCTGCTATTTGAAACATCTGGTTTGCTAATCCACCTTTTAAAAATGGAACTATCATATACTCCACCCTTTAATGTATTCTTGTAAAGTTTCTTTAGAAGCCTTTTCAACTTTCATACATTCTTGTCTATTGTTTTCATAAAAAGGATTATTGGCTTTTTTACCTTCGCCAATCCCCTCATGTGGCATATGCCATGCAATGTATTTTTCATTTGAAAGCCTAGTTACATCATATCCAAGTCCGTGAACTCTTACTGGAAGTTCGTTGTCTTCAAACCCCCATGAAATAAAGTTTGGATTATATCCATTAAATTTTAAAAAATTGTCTTTTCTAGACATTACACATGCGCCTACACTATTATTATGACCAATTAATATGTTTTGATCTTGATACATTATTTGTTTTGTTTTTGGTGTATATGATTCTAATAAAGAATATTCGTTTTTTTCTTTAAATGTTTGTTTAATATTTTTAGAGATACATATAAACATTCCATTATATGGATATATTAATCCAGTTTTTTCATTTTTTTCTAAATAATTTGATGCTTCTTGTATAGCTTCAGGAAGAAGTATAATATCAGCGTCTAAAAAACATAAAATATTTCTAGAAGATATTTTAGATCCATTATTATACCCTTTACATTTATTCCACTCGGTATCGGTATTATAGTATATATATTTGTCTTGATCCGATATTTTAATATAATTTAATAATTTTGGACAAACGTCTTCTTCAACATAAACAATTTCAGAATTTTTAGTATAAGTTTTTAAAAAATTGTGACGAATAATTATATTATCAATTCTTTCAGTTGTATCAAATCGTATAAAAGTAATTATACTTATATTAGAAAAATCAACTATATTCATTGACAAAATTCTCTCCAATGAGTTACCTTAGTTCTTACTTCTTGCTCAGTTCTTACATTGATCCATTTTTTATAACAACTACAATATCCTTTATATGTCCAGCCATCAGCATCTTTAAAGACAACGTCCCACTGCGAATCCGGTAATCGTTTTTTACAAGAAATCCAATCTGATAATTCTTTATGTTCTTGCATATTTGGTTTTAATTTCTTTAAGTTGTTTTGTAACATCTTCTGTTGGCGTCATGGGAATTTGTGTAGGAAAATACCCATGCTTATGCTTAAACCAATGAGCCCCTTCTTGAAAGTTTTTTATCCACTCTGCATCTTTTCGAATAACAGAATTTTCTTCTGGTGTTGCTTGTTCTTGCAAATAGTTATGTGAATTATATAAATCGCAAAAATACCAAAAGGCTGGATGTAATCCAGAATTTATAATTCTATATGTATAATCCACGTGTTCCCAGGCATTTTGAAACCGCTCATCCATATACCCTATATTTTTAATTATTCCTTTATGGTACACACTAAAACAGCCAACGCAATGTCGAAACATAGACATTTTAATTCCGTTTCCATAATCAATGACTGAAAGGGTGTGCGGTGTTCCATCTGGGTTTTTACAAGCAGTACCATGTTGTGTAAAGCCTAAATGATATATTCCTGATTTATTTGCTAATTCTATATATTTTTCAAAAACCGTTGGATCTTTTAGAAAAATATCATCTTCAACTGTAAACAACCATTCTGCCCCGTCGTTCATCATCCATCTTAAAAGTTTATTTTTGGCATGACCGGCACAGGTATCAGTACTGCATTGTATTACCTCTTTAACTTTTGAACCATATGTATCTTGTGAATATGGTATTGACCCCGAATTACAGACAACAATATCCCCTATTCCATCTGGAATACTATTTAAACACTTCTTAAAGAAGTCTTCTCTTTTAAATGTTACTATACCTATATCAATTTTATTTTTCATATTTATTTAATATTTCCTTTATATGGCTCCATCGCTTGGATTCGAACCAAGAATGCTTTTGGCAGCAAATTAACAGTTTGCTGGGATACCATTACCCAACGATGGAATTTGTAACTTAATCATTGACGGTTATTTCTCCCATGGGAATTTAATCCAATAATTTTCTGACATATCGGGATCAATACAATAATTAGGTACAACAGGTGAACACGATTTTGCGATTAAAGAAGCAGTCATTACTTTCTGAGGCTTCATTTTGTTAATAAACTCAATAACTGTTTTTAATGTTCTTCCAGAATCAACAATTTCATCACAAATTAAAACTTTTTTTCCTTTAAGAAATGGCCAGTCTATTTTTGTAACTATTATATTCCGAGTTCTCTTTTTTCCTATATATGATGATATTTGAAAAGGTAAAATATTTTTTACCTTCAATATCTCAGCAACAATTTTACTAGGAATCATTCCGCCATTCATTACGCAAACAAGGTAATCTGGTTTAAACTTTGATTGTTTAATTAAGTCTCCTAAATTGATTGACCAATTAATTATTTGTTCCCAAGATAATTCAATTTGACTTTTAATTACCATAATTTCTCATTTCTTTTTAAGGGCTTGAGTATAAAAATCCATAACTTTTTCTGTAATCGTTGTTTTATCGTTTTTAATATCTAACGTATTAATAAACTCTTTAATTGATTCTTCTATATTTACATTTGTATATTCTTGTGTATTTACATTATCTATAATAGAGTCGCTTTTTAATTCATATAGTATATTAAAAACTAAAGGATTCCAAGTCTCCAGTTTACTTATTAGTAGGTTAATTTTATCCTTTTCTATCTCACTATCAATAATAAAATTAATTATATTATTGTTAAACTCTTTTTTAATATTTGCTGTTACATTTTTATCAACTAATAGTTCAGACAATCTAATTTTTTTATGCTTAGGTGATAGTGGATTTTCAATATAACGCTGCTTTAACGTCTGTAAATTAAAAACATAAAAACCCTTTTTAGCCCCATAATCATTCCAGCTTAACTCATACGGGGATCCGGTATATATAATTTCCCCATTTGAATATTTTCGTTCATCATTTATATGAAAATGCCCTGTAATAATTTTTTGTGATTTTTTTAATAGATTCTGAGCTTCAAACTTGTTACTACACATATGCTGTAATGTCTGGTAAAACCCATTAATTTCTAAGTGGCCAAAGATAACATCATACTTTTCTTTTGTTTCATTAAGATAAATGTCGTTATTCCAGGGAACAAACAAAAACCTTCTATCAAATTGCTTTAGTTCTTTAGGCTTGTCAATAATTTCAATATTACTCCATCCTTTAAACACCGCTAGTGAATTAATATCATTTCGGCCTTTAAAAAAGATGTCATGATTTCCTAATACTATTTTAATCTTAAAGTTTTTTAACTCATTAAAAATTTTAGAACAAACGTCAAGGGTTTCAACTGAAATTTCATTACGATCCTCAAAAACATCACCCAATATCAAAACATCTTCTATGTCTAGTTTTTCAATATCACTTTTAAACTGTTTAATAAAGTCTATAGATGTTTTATGCCAAATAGCCGAATCTTGATGAACTCCAAGATGTATATCAGAAAGAATCGCTATATTTGGATTTTTAAATGTTTCCATGGTCTCCATCTGAATTACGTTTATTTGAATTTTGTTCGTCACCGTCTACATCTAAACCTACATGCAATAGGGCATCATAGACTTCATCCCTATATACAACCATTCCCTCTCGTCCTTTTTGTTCTTTTTTAATTCTATTTCTAAACGCATTAAAAGCTATTTTTGTAAAATATGAAAACGGGCTAAATCCTTTTCGATAATCAAATTTTTGATTTTTTAAAGCCGTAAACATCTTAATAATAGCATCGCCAACAAAATCATCTTTAAATGTATAATTTATGAAGTTTCCACAGAATGACAGCTTTAAAGCAATGTTATGTATCATAGTTGCTAATGAATTTGTAATCACACCGCTTTTATAATATAGTTCAATTTCTTTAGTTAATTGATCGGGGTCAACGTAATAATCTTTTCGTTTTTGCTTTCTTATTTCTTTTTCAGCTAAAATTTGTTCTTTACTTTTATTTAAGTTCTTATAAGATTTTAATAAAACTTTTGGTTTTTTGATTATTTTTTTTGGTTTATCTTTCTTGTACTTCTTTAATTTCATATTTAAATCCTTCTTTTTCATAATATTTTAACCGTTTTTTTAAGTGCCGTTCTCCATACAGGAGATCATCAGCAATATCAAAGATAATCAAAAACACTTTATCTTTGTGTAAGCGACGCCCTCGTCCAATTGATTGTATTACTCGAACTTTAGACTTTCCACCATATCCGAAAACAATATAATGTAGGTTTTTAATACTAATTCCTACGCTAAATATAGAGCTCATGGCTATACAAACTACATTGGTCTTTGTTTCCATCAACTTAGTTATTTGCTGCCTATCATCTACAGCAACATCACCCCTTATAAAGTAACATTCTTTACTAGGTAACGCCGATTTAAATTTTTCTAAAAGAAATTCTCCATGATGTATTCTATCAACCATAACTAATGTATTGTTATCTGTATTTTTACACAGTTTAACCAGTGTATTGTTTCTAAACTCGTTTTGATAAATAAAATTAAATTCTTCATTGTAATTTCCAAGAGGATCAAATGAAAACTTATATTCAGGAACGTAAGTGTAAATCATCTTTAAAACACAAATTTTTACATTTGTTATATAATCATCAGACTCCAGCTCTTTGCCTGACTTCTCATAAATAACAGGACCAATCTTTCCAATAATATTCCATAAGTTTATTTTTTCATCTGGAAGCGTCCCTGTAAATGAAAACTTATTGGGTGTGTTTACTTTAGAAACAATTTTGGATATCTGACTTCCCCGTTTGAGTTTATGACATTCATCTACTAAAAGTAAATCAATATTATTAATTTGACTTAAATCGGTTTTTTCTGAATACAAAATTGAAGCCCCTACAATAATGATTTCTTTATTAAAGTCCGGAGTATGCGCCCCAGACCATTTCGATAATATATTTTTATCACATCCATAGTCAATAAAATCATCATAAGTCTGTTCTATTAATTGAAGAGATGGAACGATTATTAATGTTTTTATTTTTCGTCCTATATTTTCTCGAATAGTATTAACAAGCAAATATTCTACAAGTGTTTTTCCACTCGCTGTTGGTAGATAAAAAATCCCTCTTCCAAACTCAACTCCTTTTTTGACAGCTTCTTCTTGGTAGTCTCTAGGAAGCAAGGCGGACTCAGTTAGTTTATAATCCTTAAACCCGACTCCTGGTTTAAAGTCTTTAACAATAGCACTATTAATGTTAATTGAATATGGAATCTGAAGGGTTTTAATGTGTTTAAGAATTTCACCAAACATTCCAACATCAAACTTACCACTTTGAGTAATGGCATATAATCGATCTGGAATATATTTATACTGGTTAAATCGTTTAATTTTCTTAGCTGGATTAGATTCCGAAAAGTGTGCTCTAATGTTTTCTAGGTAATCACTTTTAAGAGTTCCAGCTTTATTTTTGGGGTCGTATTCTATTTCAATGTGCATATTATTTATAAATTGGTAGCGGGGAGGGGATTTGAACCCCTAACCGTCTGGTTATGAGCCAGCCTATCTGCCAGGTTGATATACCCCGCACCTATGTTGTTTCAGATTTAATTATATTTAAAATATTTGAAATGTCATATGATAAGTTTTTTAAGACTGTACTTTCCACTTTTTCTAGATAGGTTATTAGTATTTCTTGCATATAACATTCTTCGGTAAGATATTTAATATCAACATGGTTTTCAACAGTCTCCATTGCTGTTTTCTTTGTAATCATAACAGGAGATTGTTTAATAACTTGATCTGTTAATTTATTTTTAGCTCCTAGTTTTATGCGCTGTAATTTGTTTAAATCTACTTTAGCTTGTATAAGTCTTGCTACCCATGAATGTTTTGTTGCTGGTAACTTTAAAGCGACCTCTTTCACATTCATTTGGTCAATTTGCATATCCTTATCTAATAATTCTTTATAATGTTGGATTAGTTGTGACGCATTCATATTACATTCTTTCTACTAAAAAAGAAATATCTATTAAGATTATAATAAAAAAGTTAAGGTTTTTGTTTAATTTTTTGCTTTTTCTTCCATCTGTTTAAGCAAAGTATAGTAGTTTTTAATTTCGTTTAAGTGCGCAGAGGCAATCATTTCAAAAAGCTCGTTAGCAGAAATAGGCATTGTTAAGCCATGTTTTTCAAATTCTTTCTTAAAATAATCATGAACGTCTCTATGTTCGGCCTCAATAATCACACCCATTTGTAGTTCCTGGTTGGTTTCTTCAGTGATTTTTTTAACCAATTCATCGTATTTAATCATTTTACAACTCCTCATTTGTATGAACTACCCAACCACTAAAGATGTCGTGGTTTACGCTTCCGTTAGATAAATACTTATAGAAAAGTATTATATTTAACATTAAAAATAGAGATATTATGAAACAAAAATACGTTTGGCGAGTTAATCACGGTAGTTGGATTGATTTAAGGGACCCAAAGAAAAATGCTCTTTATACTGGATACAAAACACAAAATGGCACAACCGTTTCGGGAAGTCTAGCAGTTCGAAAGCTTATATCTAGGTTAATGAAAGAAGGCAATAAACAACGGGCTAATGAATTAAATGCGGCTTTTAGGGATCCTGAATATGCGGACAACCGTAATTACCTACGAATTGATCTAATACACAACGAAATTCATAAAGAAGAACCAAAAGCACAACAGTTAGAATTAAAGTTTGGGGACATTCAACACCCAATAAGTATTAAAGAAGCTTTTATAAGATCGCTTAATGAAATGGTAGCCGGAGATGTAGGAATTGGAACAACCGGAGATCAATGGAGCGCAGATACGTACGCTAAAGGAGATGCTAGAGTCCCTAAATCGCTTTTTGGCCATGGTGTAGTATTTCGTCGACCTGGGATGAGTGGTGTAAAGAAATCAAAAAATAAACGAAAAAAGAAAAGCAAATTTAAGAAAAATTCATTACAATACTTAAAGAAGATGCTTAAAGGATCGTGGTAATATTATGATTCGTAAATTTATTTATAGAAATTGGAAACAACGTTACTGGCAAAAACCCAAAGTTGGAGAACTAAGTGGTGCCTGGGACGCCCCTATTGTATTTGAATATGAATGTGATGCTAATATTCCTATCGAAATTTGTGGTCCTAAAGCTGATAAAAAAGCCGCCGAATCATTAAACGTTAAAAATATAGCAAAAGTTCCTTATATTGGTTGTGAAATAAAAACAATCAAAAGTAATTATGGTTAAAAAGAGATTCAATTCTAAAGCCAAGGGCAATTCATTTGAAAGAGTAACGGCTGATTATTTACGATTAGTATTCAGTTTACCCTTTATACGTGTACCTAACTCAGGTGCATTCTGTGGAAAATCCAATTTTAGTCGGACTCAAACTCTTTCTGAAGCTCAAAATCTTTTAATGACAGGTGACATTATTGTTCCTGAACAAGTTTCGTGCTTTAAATTTGAATGTAAGTTTTATAAAGGGTTTTCTTTAAATGGGATGTTTACTTCAAATAAACAATTAGAGGGCTGGATAAACCAAGCTAAAGAGAATACAATTGATAAGATATGGTTTCTTATCTTTAAAGCAAACCATATGTCATCCAATGTAGCCTTTGACATCAATTTATTAAATACAACAACAAAATCAAACAAAAAAATAATACTATCATCTTGGTTAATTTATCAAGGTCAATACGTTGTCACTGACTTTGAAGAATTTTTTAAGGCCAATAAAGACTTTGTTTTAGACTTAAACGTTGATTGGCTAGCTGAAAAACAATTACAGAAAACTATTGAAGAAAACGAAAAAGACCCAATAAAAGGTATTACAATTACACAAAATCTAATAAGTAGTTATACATCAAATGATGATGAAATAGCTGGAATAATAAAGGAATAATTATGGCTTCTGGACCAACTAGATCAAAATGTATTTTTTGTGGATCAACACAATGGGGGAAAAATTGCCCTTACGCTCCTAATAGAGTACATATTCATCAGCCTGTTCGATCAGATGAATGTATTTATTGTGGAAGTACAAAGCTAGGTGCTGGTTGCCCATATTCCCCAAATAGGCTTCATGTAAGAGGTCTTCCATTTAACCAATTAATGAAAGAACATGTTGAACATGAATCAGGAATTCTTCAAGAAACTTTAATAACCGCTTATTTAATTGAACGATTGTTTACCTCTTTTGATGAAACTCAAGCCTTTAAATTGGGTTTAATTGATAAAACTGGTAAACGACTTAAACTGCCTGAAAAGTTAGAAGAAAAACAAGCCCTTACTCCACTTGATGTGTTTGTTAATCAAATAAAAAGAACTCTTGGACCTAAATTAGATATAATTAAAAATTCGTTTTTAATGAATATGTATAAACCTAATTTTAAAAAAGAGTCTGTACAATTATTTGAAAAGAAATGTCAAATTGAATATAAATTTAAAAATACCATTGATGAATTCTTTAATCTCATTAAAGAATCTAGGTCCGAAGGTCTTTCAAATGATGACATTGAAAACCTTATAATTCAATCCTTTTTTAAGTGATTGAAACCTGCCTAAAAGATTTTTAAAAATTTTAGTTAACTTTTACCACTTTTTTCTTAAAATCTGTATATAAGACTTCTTTAAACCGATTTAAACATAAAGAGACTTTAAAGTATTAAAGAAGCTTTAAAGTACTTTAAGAGTAAAAAAATTATGAGTAAAAAAATTCGTATAATTGATTTTAATAATATTTTAGTTAAAGTTTCACAACATTTTTTTGATTATGATGCCGAGTATGTGAATATGCATGATGTAAAGGTTTCTTTTAGTCAAAAGAAGCTTTTCATTAAATTAATTCAACACTTTGTTTTAAAAGAATTACTTGATGTATGTAAAGACATAAAACAGGGTCAAAAAATAATCATAATAGTTCAACCCTATCCAACCATAGGTATAGACCTGTTAGAAGGGATTAGGGGTCAATTCTACTATAAAATGCTTGTTACTTTTATAAAGAAAATACAAACTCTGTTCCCCGTATATTTTTATATATCATCATCTATAATCTTATTAAACAATATTAAATATGCTGAAGATCTGTATAATCCTAAAGATTTATATTATTTGTTGTTAGAAACGTGTAACAATAGTAAAAAAGTTAAGCCTTTTAAAATTAAGAAGTACCTCAAAACTAAAGGCTTTACTGCTGTTTTAGATGAATATGTTAATAATATTAACAATTTAATTAAAATCAACAGTTAGATTGAACTAAAATATTTACTTTCCCTGAAAAATAAATACAAAAGCTTTGATTATTTACTATAATCTTGATATTGTTTGTTATTATTATGAAAATTGCATCTATATCTATTGGTTTTGTGGACGTTCCTGGACAAATATCACTTAACATCTATTGTCAAGGGTGTAAAAAAAGATGTAAAGGGTGTCACAATCCAGAGTTACAACCGTTTGAGGGTGGAGAAATGGTTGATTTAGCTCTATTTAAAAAAATATTAAAGAAATATGAGCTACCAACATGGGTAACGTTTTTAGGTGGAGATGCGGTATATCAACCTAAAGAATTGATTAAATTTAGTAAATTTTTAAAAGAGTTAGAATATAATGTTTGTTTATACACAGGTAAGACATTTGAAGAGTTAATGATTGAAGATAATCATGTTGAATTAATACAGTATATTGATTTGGTAGTTGATGGTGAATATAACGAAGAATTAGGAACTGTTGATAATAGTGTAACCAATCAAAGATGTTTTTTAAAAAGGGAGGATGTTTGGCATCAACTTCCTTTTAATGAACTAAAAAAGGAATTGAAAAAATGAAAATGGCTTTCTTAAAAACGGGCCCAGAATATCCATATCCATATCCATATGCACCTTCAACTACTACATTAGATGACGATGTTGATGGCGTTGATGGCGGCGGTCGTCAATGGGTGAGTGGTTCAACGAGTATGGACGCAAATAATCCAGACTCAAGTGACGCGACGATTTTATTTGATATTGTGTTGGGTCTTATAAAAGAAGGTAAGAGTACAAGTTTAAAAGACCTTAAAAATGAAAAGGTGTGGAATATAATCAAAGATCATTTAACTAAAGATGAATTGATTGCGTTGATTAAACTAGAACCTGAATGGTTGGAATTTGTATAAAGATGAAAAATAAATATAAATATGATCCAAATAAATATGATCCAAAATTAACGTTTCTTTTTTATTCGATTGCTGCCACAACATCTACATCTTGGAATAATGGTACTGATTATGAAAAACAGGAAATGCCCCCAAGTGACGAAACAATTTTATTTAGTGCTATATTAAACCGTATAAGAGAAAGTAAGAGTACAAGTTTAAAAGACCTTAAGAGTGAAAAGATATGGGCTATAATTAAAAGACATTTGACTGAAAAAGAGTTAGTTTCAGTGCTTCAACAAGACCCTGAATGGTTGGAGTTTGTATAAAAGGAAAAACAATATGATAACAAAACGAGCTGATTATATACCTTGGGATTATTTTTTTATGGGTGTCGCTTTTTTAGCGGCATTAAGAAGTAAAGACCCGTCTACTCGAAACGGGGCAGTAATTGTAAACACAAAAAATCTTCATGTAATATCAACAGGATATAATGGAATGCCTCATGGAAGGGATGATGAATATCCGTGGGATAAAGAGGGGCCGCTTACCAAGTACGACTTTATAGTACATGCAGAAGAAAACGCTATCTTAAATGCTACAGAATCGCTTCAGGATTCTATGATGTATTTGTATTCAGAAAAGCTTTATCTTCCGTGTAAAGGGTGTATGCGGTTAATTGTACAGTCTGGTATTAAAGAAATTATTGTTAATGGTATGCCAAGTGTGTATACACCAGAGTACCAGTGGGAACAAACAAAACGGATGATTGCTGTTGAACATATTCAGGTTGGGGTAATGAATGAACCATTAAAAATGTTTGATAAGTTTAAAGATGAAGCAGAGACAGCAAAAACAATGTATAGTAATGTTAGTAAAAAAATTGATGATAACGACAAAGGAGATAAAAATGGGACCTAATGTTAATGATGCTGGGACCAACGTTAATGATGGTGAGACCGTTAATGATGATGGAATAGATAACGGAAAAATAAGGAAATTTAAATCGGGGGCAACTCGGGATACGGTAGAAAATAAATTAGATTATGAAGGGTTTTTGAGTTCAATTGTCCTTGAGAGATATGGCCAATATATGAATAAGCATAGGCATCAATCAGATGGGACTGTGCGAGATTCGGATAACTGGCAAAATCATTTTGGAGCAGATCATTATGCAATATGTATGAAAAGTTTATTTAGGCACGTGATGGACATGTGGCAGGAACATCGTGGGGTTCCTAGTCGTGATGGACTAGAAGAAGCTATGATGGGGGTTTTGTTTAATGTTATGGCATATGCAGACAAATATTTAAAGGATAAGTTACAAAAAACTACTATAAGCAGAACAAAAAATAATAAGAATAAAGCCTTAAAAGAAAAAGGAACTAAATAATATGATCTTTACTCTACCAGGAATGATAAAAAATGACCCTAATGACGTTTTTGACCCTTGGGAACCTAACGTAATTGGTGGGATGCACCCAGTTAATATGGGTGTATTTTTAAATGCAAAACTCCCCCCTAACTCAACGAGGGTAAAAAAATGGTATATATGGGATACTAATTTTAAATCATATAACGGAGCTGTTAGAAGTATGGTGTCTGGAACCAACGATAAAGGTCATAGTAAAAATTATACATGGGAATATTTACATTATCCGGAAGATAAACAACAGCCTAGTTATCCAGATTTTATTTTTAAAGGGAAGCCTATAAAGGAAGATGCTGCAAATTCTGGAATTTTTTGGTTAGGGTTCGTTAAAGTGACCCATAAGAAAGATATGAAGCCGTTTTATATTTTTTCTTATTTATCTTCCAATGGGACGATAGGGAAGCAATATGTAGTTTCAATACCTGACTATGATTATTTGGAAAGGTTTGGAAGTGAAATTGAAAAAGATAAGACAACTGATGATAAGATAAAAGTAAATCTTCTTAATAGTTATGCTCTTGAGCCTTTTTTTATTAAAAAAGAGTTTGAACAGATGACAATGCCTGTAGGCATGAAAGATGATATTACAAATCAATCGGTCTTGTTTTTTAAAACAAAGGAATTATATGACAAGCTTGGAATAACATATAAACGAGGGTTTTTATTTATCGGCCATCCTGGAAACGGGAAGACATTAATGATACGAAATCTGTTTAGGCACATATATAAAGAGTATCAGACGAAAGTTTCTTTCTTTTTAACATCAATTGCTCGTGGGTTAGACAGTGAGGGGTTGGATGAAATATTTAAGAAGGCCCATGAGGATACTCCATCAGTCCTAGTGTTTGAAGATATTGAATCGTTAACAAAAGAAGCGAGTGTTACTAGGTCTGAGTTTTTAAATAAGCTTGATGGAATTAAAGCGGAAGATGGTGTGCTTGTTTTAGGAACCACCAATAACCCTGAAGACGTTGATAATGCATTAATTCAAAGGCCAAGTCGCTTTGATCGAGTTTGGTATTTTAAATTGCCTGATGAAAAGTTGCGTTTAGAATATTTAAAATTAAATTTTCCTCAAATAAAGGAAGAACATTTGGTTAAAATTTCTAAGCAAACAAGTGATTGGAATTTTTCTTACTTGAATGAGTTAAGGACATCATCTGCGTTGATGAGTATTAATGAAGATAAAGGCGACATTACTGAGAAAGTTGTTTTAAAGGCATTTGATTTATTGAAAAAACAATTTGATATGTGTAAAAATAAAGAAAAAATATTAGATAGTCAAAAACAACGAGTTGGGTTTGATTCTTGTAATGAAGAATAGTAAACGCTAAGAAAAGTCATAAAATGGCTAAGAATTCTTAGAGGTAAATAGTTTAAACACAAAATTTTTAATAAAAATAATTAAAGGATAATATATTATGCTTGTCCGCCATTCGTTCGACTCTCGTTTTATCTCTAAAATGCAAGAAATTGAAAATAAATATGGAATAGATATGATAGAATATGAAGGAATAGGGCCTTCATCTTTGGATATTAATAGATTTGCAAAGGACTTTTTTTCTAAGAAACATATTTCAGAGCTTTCGTCTGACCCAAATGCGAATGTAGATGATCAGACGGTTCTTTCAATGGAATACGAGTTCGGAAAGTCTATTCAAAAATTAAATGCTTATTATTTACTTTGGAAAAAAATTACTGAGGATAGTAATTTAGGGATTAAACGAGCTAATAAAGTACTTGAGCTTTGTGTTAATGGAACATTAAAAATTCACGACTTGCAATTTTTCTTAAAACCGTATTCCTATTATAAAGAAACGCCAGTTATTATTAGGATTAATGGTGAAATTAAAAAATCAGTAACGCTTAAAATGTTATTTAATTATTATGAAGAATTTGCAAAAATACTTTCAGATAGAGAAGAAATTGATACGACTAATATTTATAAAGAAATTTCTTATTATAAGTCTAAACCAATAGAAACATTAAAAAAAGGAAATTATTTAAAATTTAAAAAAACAGATATTATATCACAAAATATTAAACAGATGCATAATGTTGAAGTATTAGATGGTAACGGAAAATGGACAAAATTACAAAGAATTATTAGACACAAAAATAATAATGATATGGTTTTTTATCAAACTAATAATGGTGATTTTGCATTAGTAACAGAAAATCATCCGGTTATTCTTAATAATAAAACAGAAGTTAAAGCAAAAAATTTAAAAATTGGGGATCAAATAAAAGAATCTAAAACAGATTTTACAGAATTTAATGAATATATTAACATTCCAACAGATTTAGCATATTTAATAGGATTTATTATTGGTGATGGAAATGTTGAAAGACATTTTTTTTATAAGGATAGTAAAAATTTTACTGGAGAAGAATTATCAATAGTTTTAGCAAGTATAAAAAACACAATTACTGTATATCAAAATAATATACAAACAACAAAAATATATAAAGTAATAAAAAACCTTTTTCCTAATTTACATATAGTTAATTATAAAGAAAAACCAAGTTCTAAAATTACTTTTAGTTCTTTAAGACTAAAAATGATATTATCTAAATATATGGATTTAGATTATACAAATAGTTCTTTTTCAAAAACATTACCATCTAATATGTTAAATTGGAAAAAAGAAAGTAAAGTAGCACTTATTTCTGGATTAATTGATAGTGAAGGTTCTATATCTGATCATTTGGTTACAATTAGGATGAAAGCTTATGCTGTAATTAATCAATTAAGTGATTTATTAAATTCTATTGGAATTCAAAACAATAAAAGAATTTGTGGAGAAAAACAAACAGATTTATTAATGGGTATTAGTTTTAAACCTATTGAATTATTGTCAAAACATTCTACTAAATTATATAATTTTGATTTTAAGAAAAAATATAATGATAATATGGATAGTCAAGTAAGAAACAATAAAATATCAAAAATTTTTAAAATTGCTAAAGAAAATTTTCCTAAATTTTTATCAAAGATTTCTCTTATTGATTATGTTTATGACATTACAACTGAATCAGGAACATTTTATGCAAATGGAATGACACAACATAATTGTTATGCCTTTAGTCTTGCTCCAATGGTTGCAAAAGGGTTGCCGTTTATATCTAAAGTAAGGATTGGACCGCCTAAACATTTTTCTTCTTTCATAAATTTAGTTATTCAATACATTGCTTTCGCATCCAACCAAATTGCAGGAGCTTGTGGCTTACCGGATCTTTTTATATATATGGACTGGTACGCTCGTAAAGAGTTTGGAGAGAATTATTTAGATAATGAGGCTAATAGAACAATAGTTAAGCAAGAAATACAGTCAATGATATATTCGTTTAATTATCCTTTTAGATCTTCTCAAAGTAGTTTTACTAATGTTAATATATATGATATTCATTTTTTAAAGGACATGTTTGAAAAAACTACATTATACCCCGACAACTCGACTCCAAATATTGAAAGTATTAAAAAGCTTCAGGACTTTTATATGCGGTGGTTTGTTGAGGAATCCAAAACACAAACATTAACTTTTCCTGTTAATACTGCCACGTTTGTCAAGGATGAAGATGGAAATATTAAAGACCAAGAGTTTCTTGACGTGGTTAGTGAGCTAAACTGTATTAATGGCTGTTTTAATATTTACACAGGTGATTTAGCCAACCTTTCGTCTTGTTGTAGATTACGCTCTAACATTACAAAGGTTAAGGAATATGCAAATAGTTTTGGCGTTGGTGGAATTTCTATAGGAAGTCATAGGGTTGTGACGTTAAATCTTCCACGTATGGCCTTTCAAGCAGAAACCGATGATACTTATTTTAAACAATTAGAATATAATATTCGAGTTGCTCAAGATGTGCTAGATGTTCATCGTTTAGTTATTCGTGAAAATATTGAAAGTGGAAAACTACCCCTTTATACACATGGGTTTATGTCACTTAATAAACAATTTTCTACTGTAGGGTTTATTGGTTTAAATGAGGCTTGTGAAATTCGTGGTCATGAAATTTGTGACTTGAGTGGCGAAGAGTTTGCAAAGAAAACTTTAAATACAATAAATGATTTAAATGATGAAAGAACAAAAGAAGACGGCCAAATTCGTAATATGGAACAGGTTCCAGGTGAAAGTTGTGCTGCTGTCTTTGCAAAGAAAGATAAACTTCTTTTTACTGGTCATAAATATAAGTTATATTCTAATCAATATATTCCTTTGTGGAAAAGTATTAATGTTGAAGAAAGAATTAGACTTCAAGGGATGTTTGACTCGATGTGCTCTGGTGGGGCTATATTGCATGTAAATGTTGATAGTTCTTTAGAAAAAGAACAAATGAGGTCTCTTATTGAGTTTGCTGCAAAGAAAGGTGTTATATATTTTGGAATTAATATGAACTTGGCAAGGTGTGATAGTTGCGGAAAGTTGTTTATTGGTAAATTTGATAAATCCCCTTGTCATAATGCGACAGTTTCAAATTATATGAGAATTGTTGGGTTTCTTGTAAAGGTGTCTAATTGGATTCCAGAGAGACAAGAAGAATATTCTTTGCGGCAATTTTATTCAAAAGACGACTTTAGTACAGCGAAAAGTGATCTTGATGTAGTTAAAATTGTTAAATAAATATAATTATTTGATAAATATTTAAAAAGCTTGATTTTAGGAGAATATAATATGAGTAAGTTTAAAGAATTGCTTGAAAAAGAAATGGGGTATATGTTTTCCGAGACTACGGCACAAACGCCATCAACGGCCCCTGCTGGAGCAACTACTGGGGCTACTGGTGTACAGACAACTCCAGTTATACAAAATGTCACAAAACCACAAAACAGTATGCAAAAGGTGGCAATGGATTATAAGCAAAACGCAGAAAAACTGGTTCAAGATTATGCGAACCCAGACGATTTGGTTGGTGTGCTTAATGAGTTGGGAAAGATGGCTCCTAATGGGGCTAAGTTATATAAAGCTATAGAACAAATATTTAAAAATCCTGCAAGTCAAGCGGCCCAAGCCGGACTAATTCCTGGTAATCAACCGCCAACAATTCCTCAGTTAAAGGCATAACAATGAAATTTTTTGATCTTTGTAGTATAATTAACGAACAAGAAGGGGCACCTGTTCCTCCTGCCCCCCAAGAAACACAACCATCTACGCCTCCAGTGGCGACTACACTCAAACCTCAAGAGAAGAGGCTAGTTGGCGCAAAGGAAGTAACTAAATCTTTGGCGACGGTAACGTTGTTAATTCTTCAAAAAGCAGTTGGCCAAGGTCTTAATTTCGAAGGAATTCTTTCACCAGAGTTTGAAGAGTATTTAAAGAGTGTTGATGTTTCCGCTGCTGTAGCCGATGATACTATTTGTCAAACAGTTAATGAAATTAAAGAGGGAATTGCTGAATTTCCTAAAGACGAAACGGCAATGTCAGAAGAGTAAATTTTGTTGTTAACATTTTTCATTTTTTTGTTATAATACTCTTAATGAATTCAATTTATTTATCTGGTTCTATAGAGTTTAGTCTGGACGCTTATTCTTGGAGAAATGCCTTTTGTAAAGAATTAAGTTCAGAATTTAGTATTATTGCTCCTAAAGAAAAGAAACCACCATTTAAAAAGAAGGAAGAACGATATAAACGTTGGGTGCATTCAACTTTTGTTCGGCCAGATATTGGTGATGTTTTACATGCAAAGTATTTTTTCGTAAAAATAGATAAAGCCGTACTGCTTGGAGCAGGAACGATTAGTGAAGTTTGCTTTGCTTCTTTTTATAAAAAGCATATGGTTTACATGTTATCTGATGGGCTTACAGAAAAAGATCTTCCAGGTTGGGTGCTTGGCTGTTTATATAAAGCCAAACAAGTTAAATCAATTGATGAAGCGTTTAAATATTATAAAAGTTTGAAAGGAAAATAATATGCCAATTATTGCTGTTACAGGAACAAACCATATTGGAAAAACCACATTTGTAAATGACTTTTTAAAGAAATGGCCAGGTTATAAGCTGCATGAAGAATGTGCACTAGATTTTAACCCCCAAGTTAAATTAGCGAAAAAGAAAAGTTTTGAAGAGTGTGAAAACGACAACCTAAGTATTAAGATTGAATTTTTAAAGGGCTATGACGCTATAAAGGATAAGGTAATTTTTGATGACTGTATATTGAATAACTTAGTTAGAGTACTGTGGAATAAAGAAAAGAATCCTAAGAAAATTTCTGATAACTTTGTTTGGCAAGTAGTAATGAAAGTTAAAAATAATTTGAAATATTATAGTGCTATTTATTATATCCCGCTTACAAAAAAGTATCAGGTAGAAGTGCTTGATAAAAAAGTTAACCTAGTACAACGGGACGAGATGGCAAATTTGTTTGAAGCAATTATTGAATCATATAAGAGCCATAAAGGAACCTATTTTCCGTTAGAGGACTGCGGTGCAATATTAGAAACTTTTGGATCACAAAAAGAACGGGTAGCGATGGCTAATTTATATATGGACGATATTGAAAACCCCACTGAACCTAGTAAAGGTTTAATAACGTAATATTTAAATAGATAGTAGTCTACATGAACAATGTTTTTTTACCTCATGAGTATGTTATAGCTTCATTATTTAAATACGCTGGTTATGCTAAAAAGAAAAGCAATAATATATATTGGGCAGGTTGTACCCGTTGCAGGGAAGGAAAGTCTTGGGGTAAAAAAAGAAGATTGTACTTACTGTTAAATGAAAAGACCCCGTATTTAATATGCCATAATTGTGGATACTCTTGGTCCGCCCTAAATTGGATTATAGAAAATTCAGGAAAGACTTTTTCTGAGGTTTTAAAAGAAGCTCAGATTTATGTTACTGATTTAGATTATTATAATACAAACGATAGTCAGGAAGAAGTAGTAGAAAAAAAGATTGATACTGAGTTGCCAATAGACTCAATAAATCTTTTTGATAGTTGTCAAGTTGATTATTATAAGGACGAAAGAGTGGTTAAAGATGCTTTGTTGTTTATTAAAAGAAGACGTTTAGATTTAGCGATTAATAAACCAAAGGCTATTTATATTAGCCTTAGTGACCCCATCCACAGAGATAGAGTTTGTATCCCCTTCTATGATCTAAATAATAAGATCACATTTTATCAAACAAGAGCGTTATATGATAAAGATGCCTTAAATGGTAAAAAATATTTATCGAAGTTAAACTCACACAAGGGAGTTTATGGTATCAACAATATCAGCGAAAAACTGGAATATCTTTTTCTTACTGAGGGCCCAATAGATGCAATGTTTTGTGGGAATACAATTTCAATTGCAGGAACCAGTATTACTGATCATCAAACAGATATGTTGAAGAAGTTTGTTTTTTATAAAAAAATTTGGGTATTTGATAATCAATTTATTGATAAAACCGCTCGTAATAAAACTAAGGATATGATTGAAGAAGGAGAGACTGTTTTTATTTGGCCCGAAGAATATAAAAAGTATAAAGACTTTAATGATATATGTCATGATTTGAAATTAAATCAAATATCACCAAAGTATATAATAAAGAATTCGTTTAAAAAAGAAATTGCAATGCTTAAAGTTAAATCGTGTGGATTATCTTGACGGAGTGATTAACGAGCCTATTCGGTGACAAGCAGTCGGAATGTCTAATATAATAGGAATATGATTAGGGGGGTTCGCTAATACTGGAGAAGTCTGGGTATTATTAGCGACTTTTATAGGAACAACACTTTCTTCTGCTTTTACAGCAGGTTTCGATGCTCCTCCCCCAAGTCGTAAAATCGAAGATATCTTTTTAGGTTTTTTACCTATACAGTTTTTGCATGTGCTTTTAGGTTTTCTCATACGTTATTCTTGTGTTTCTTTTTTAGTATCTAATGTTTGTAGTTTGATATCTATGGGCATAGAGCGTAATATTTGTTCGAAAGATCCAATTAGACCAGTTATTTGTGTGGTGTTTTTGCCAATTTTTTCAGGAACACCATTAAAAATATTAGGATTTGTTTCTTTACAATGCACAGAAAGTTCGTATAAATCAAGAAGTTTTTCTTTAACCCCGCCAAATGATGCAGCGCATCCCTTAGCTTTAGCTATAAAGGCTTCTATGACTTTTCTTTCTTCTTCTGCGATGTTAGGAACATCGTTTTGTGAACTTAACCCATCACTAAGAGCCTTTCCATCAACGTCGTCTGGGTCGTCCGAAGCAATAGGAACAGTGTTTTCGTCACCCAAATGTGGGCTCATAGGCTCATCTTGTTCGGATATAATATTTAAAAATTTTTTATTGAATAGCCCCATAATTAATCCTTTTTAAATATTTATCAAAAAAAGAGTTAATATTTCGAAATTTTTTGTTAAGATATTGATATGATTAAAAGTGATATTAAATTATGTGATAATGAATTAATTAATAATAAGTTTGCTTTTAAGGTTTTTAATGAAAGATGTTTCCGAAATGGTAACATTATGGCTTTTGTGTCTCCAGTTTCGTTAGGTGCCCCGAGTGTTAATTGTGATGAAGCAATTAATTTTTTGTTTGAAATACCTGAAATATTACCAATAACAGGGGTTTGTATACAGAGATTGTTTAATTCAGTGGTGGCTAACGTGTTGGCAAATGAGAAATATTTAAATGCAAAGATTGAATTGGATGGAGACAAAATAGTAATACATAAAGAACATACGCAAGGCGGGGTTTCACAGTTGTATGGGCAAGCATCTATTAATGCCCTAAACTTTGTAAATGGGACTTGTGTAGGATATTTGGGTATATATGTTAAAGCGGGAGAAAAAGCTCCTGCTTATGCATTTTCAACTGAGTTAAAAGATCCAGAGATGTTTATGAATGATTGCATTAGAGAGTTTTACGGTATGATGCAAAGTTTGTTTTTAGCCTCATTTAAGACTTAATATGTTTAAATCAATTGGTAATGTTCTTAGTAAAAAAGATAAAACTCAAAAGTTTAATGAAGATGGGTTTTCTTTGTATTTGTTTTCGAGATGGCTTAGTATGGCATCTCCTGTTATAGCAACGTTATTGAACGAAACTACTAATAGATTTCAAAATATCTTGACAAGTAATGGACAGTGGTATAAGTATTTGTTAATATCAGTGCCAAAAACCTCATATAAAAAATTACATTATATTAAAAAAAATAAGAAGGAAAAGGCTTCTACTTTAAACCAAGAAAAAATAGAGTGTTATTCAAAAAATATGGAGTTAGGTAAGCGTGAAATCAGTGAATTATTAAAATCAATTAAAGGAAGGAAGGAAGTAACATGAATGTAGATGAGTATAAAAGTTCTAAGTTGCCAAATGATTGGACTGTAACAGGCCTACTTGATGACGTTATTATGGTAGAGTTTTGTGACGGGGATGGTGAGAATGTCGAGCGGGATGGTGTTTATATTCCAATTGATATAGCTAAAAGTCTTTGGAGGGTTGGTATTATTCGGTTGTTGGGGCCAAAATGTAGTGTTCAGTTAAAAATTGGTGATTATGTTCTTTTTCCTAATGACAAGGGTATTCGGGCCTTGAATGTCGAAAATAAAACTAAGTATGTTTTTATTAATGAACAGAGGTTGTTTGGAATTGTTAAGAAGGACGGTAAGAAGGGCGTTAAGAAGGAAGTTAAGTCTAAAAGTAAGAAGTAAAAATGGAACTTTCGTATTTAGCGGAAAATAATTTGGTAGGTCTTTTACGAGAGCATGCGGTGGAGTTGGTGTTTAACCGTCGGACCATTCCACCGCGAAAGGCAAAGTATGGGTTTGCTTGGAAGAACACCAGACGGATGTTTGCCACAAATTGTCAACCGCTTTTAAATGGGCCAAATGGCCTTAGCGTTTTTAATTTTAGTAATGAGCGACCAGCTCAGCTTCCGACATATAATTATAGAGCAAAGGGATTAATTTGTGTATTTGATATATTCCGTAGGGAATATCGTATGATTCCAGCAAATGCAACAAAGGTGTGTTTTGTACATGCAAATGAGTTGAAGAGTGCAATAATGAACGAGCAAGATTTGATTAAGCCTGGCATTGAGCTCGAATATGAAAATGCTGAAGAGGAACTTGAAGAGGCTATCGCGCAAGGTGTTGTACCAGCTGGAATGTCTAAGTTGCAATATCAAACATATTATAAAAGTATTTTAGAGAAGTATGAAAAGCGAAAAAAGAAAAATGTAGAATTACAAATTCCGATTCCACTGTTTACAAAGACATATCCAAAAACATTTGATGACACTTTGTTTTGGCAATATTATAGATATAACCTGCAAGGTAAGGGTTATGCTTGGGCGCTTGGGTTTGAAAACAAATAAAGGATTAAAATGGAAGATATTTATAATGACATACTAGATGAATATTTTAAAGAAAATTTGCTTAATTCTGTAAAGTTTATTTTTGAAAACAAATCCCTTAAAGAAGGTGTGTTAGTTTCATATAAACAAGACGACTATGAAGTGTGTTTTAGTTTGAAATTAAAAAATGGTGATGTTGATGATTTTTATGCACCGATACCGCTTAAAATTGAAAGCCATAAACAAGATAAGTTGATTTATTTTGATTACCGTGTTAAAACGTTTTGTAAGAATAATTTAGTTGTGTTTAACTTATTAACTGAGTTTGTTAAAAAACAAGACCCGCATGAATATTATAACAAGATATTGGAGATTAAATTAGGATAAATTATGGAAGAAAATAAAAACCCAGATTTGTGTTTGTATTATAGTTTACTTAGTGGGGATATGTACTATATCGCAAAGGACGAAATAAAAAACCTGGATAAACTTCAACTTCCTCTTTTACAAAAACCTAAACGTGGATGTAAACATTGTCACGGTAGGGGTTATTCAGGGAAAAATTTAATTACAAATGTATATTATCCGTGTCGCTGTATGAAAAACTGTATCGATTTTAGTAAAACAGACGATTCTGTTGATGTTGAGAAAATTAAGATTATTTAACTTGTTGGTGCAATAATAAAAGTTTCTGCAATTTCATAAGTTCCAACCCCGTCGCTTAATGGTGCTGGGCGAATCTCTATACCTAGCACTGAAGGATCTTGATATCCCTGCCAGTATTCTGCTCCAGAGCCTTCCCAAACGTTCGTATTTGGTTTTATAGCCTGTGAAAGCCTAGAATAACCGGCCTCGTTCCAAGCAAGAATGTCTACGGAACCATAGTTCTGCGTTGAAGGTAATGTAAAAGTAGTTATGTTATTGTCTTCAATACTAAAGGTTGTAATTGGAACGGCAGAAAATCCTGGATATGTAGCGCTGAGAGTTGGTTGACCGCTTAATAGATTAAACCAAGAAATATTTTCAAAGATATTATCGTCTAATGGAACAGCATAAAGACCACTTATACAGTGATCTTTAAACCAGAACATGTCCCCATACATTATAAAGTCAGTTTCAACACCCGTAAGAGCATAATTAGGAAAGACTCTTTTTATTTGCGGTATAGCTGATATGCTAAACGTGTCCATTGTTTCGGGGGTTCGAAGAGCAGTTAACATCGAGTAAGACATGTCTACATCGGAAACTTGTGCAAATGTTGTATTAATTGTATAAATTTTTCCGGCATCGGGTTGTGGCTTTTTATATAACCAAGTTTTTAAAGTGAAAGAAGTATCTGCAATAATTCTTGTTTTGTCGTTGCTAGTGGTTTCAACAGGATATGTGATATTTACGTTTTCCGACCAATAGCAAGTGCTTCTTACTTCTGTGTGGGCTAGTAGAGGATCATAATAAGATACAACGAAGTATGGATCAAAATAAGCAAATTGACCGAGTATTTGATCGAGGTCTGTCTGATAACGTGTTATTATGCTGATACCAACATTTAAATTAAACGGTAATGGTTGTAATAAGTGTTCTGAGCCTGAAGTGGCTGGATACAGATTGTAGTACGACCCTTCGATCTTGTTAAAAACTCTTTGTGGATCACGAGCAAAACCTGTAATATAAACACTTATTACTGGAATTTGAATTGTTTGAGATTTATTTAAAATATCCCACAATACTCGCTGCTTTGGTGCATAAACCATTTGAATTTGAATTTGATCTTTTACGTCATTATCTCTGTTTTGTCGCTTAATAATAATTTCATCTAAGGCGTCCATAAATTGCACTAGAATCGTTCGAATCTCTTTTCCTAATGGTTGCCAACGCATAATATAATCCTTTTTAACTATTTATTCAAACATATTCTTTTTGAGATAGATTAGTTGTAAAATTGGTAAATATTTAAAAATACATTTTTTAATAAGGATTATATATAAAATATGGCTATTAGAACTAAGAATGAACTAAGGCTTCAGTGGGAAACTGGAGACATCATTGACCAACCAACAGCCTACGATCTTATCGATACAATCTTCGTCGGTGTGGATTCAAGCCCAAACGCAGATTCAGTATTTTCTACAGTGAGTACATTAAGCTCTAACTGGGATTCTACATATTCCACAGTTTGTTCATTATCAACTACTTGGACTCCGTCGGGGTCTTGGGAATATTTAAAAACCACTGTCCCCGTTTCTTTTTCTGCTACTGGTGGGATGGGCCAATGGTCTTATGACTCAACAACTTTCTATCTTTGTGTTTCAACAAATACATGGGCTAAATGGCCAATAACAACGACTTGGTAATATATTGGAGAATTTTTTAATGAGAAAACATTTTAGTAAAATGCTAGTGAGTTTATTTTTAATGCCTTTATTGTCTGGAATATGTTTTGGGCAAGGTGGTCATATGACCCCTCCAACGTATATTCCTGGAACTGGTATTGCAATAAGTGGTGCCAAAATTAATGTAGACACAGATTGGTCAGATAATAGATATGGGACTAATTCGGCAGGAATGACTAATTTGGATGCAAGGCTTCGTGTTGAAACTAATCGAGCTCATTCTGTAGAAACTAACTTACAAGACCAAATTGATATTTCTGCATTATCGTATCAACCATTTAGTACTAGTGTTCTGGCTGTTAATGGTACTGCTACTGTTGCATATGCTAATAGTTCATTAGTTAGGATTACACCAACAACAGATATAGTAGTTACATTTGATAATACAGCATACCCAACAAATGGAGCGAATAGTGTAATTATCGAATTACTAGCTGGGACAAATACTATAACATTTGATACAACTGTTATTACTAACGTTACAGCACCAACTATTTCGACTAATAGTTTGACAAGTTTATTTTTTAGGAGAGTAATAACCAACCTATGGTATGGGAGACAATAAATAATGAGAACATTTGCGCAAATTGGTATTATAATATTTAGTATTATAATTGGAAACATTGGATATTCTGGTGATATTACACCTATAGCTGCATGGCCTAAAGTTATTAATGTGCCAGGTAAGATGATTGTAAACCCGTCAGTTAGTATTTGTGTTAGTTATGGATATCGACTACTTCCTGTGAAACCTACAACTCCTATGGGACAGCAAATTAAATCAGAGTCTATTATTCAAGATCCTGATCAACCATTATATGTGGAGTATGTAATTGAATACGAAGCAGATCCTACTTATCAGATGCTTGTTGTAGTTTCTACTATGTATAAGGGGTTTTTGACAGATGAGTGGACAAGTGTATTGCATACTACTGGTATCTTATCTCCTGAATCTACAGTTGATTGGGAAAATACATCTACTACTGCAAATATGATGTATTTGATTGCATTGCGTAGTTTAGATACAGCTACAAACAAGCCTACGTATTCGTATTACAAAAACGAATTTGAGTCGTTCAGGATCAATATTGAGCGTCTTGGTGGCGATCTTGGAAATCTACCTTAAAAGCAACCACTAAATGAAAAAATACTTCACAATTATAATTGCATGTCTTTTAGCTGGAATAGTCCAGGTACAGGCAGTAAGTTGGAGAGATGGGTTTAATACTCATTATTTTAAAGCAACTCCGGTAGTTCTGGCATGGGAATTAGAGATAGTCACCACGGCAACCAATCAGCCGTTTAGTATCACCCCCACCGCTGCAACAGACCTTTCAATAAATTGGGGTGATGGGAACATATCTAACTATACTGGTTCGGCAAGAGTTGATCACACCTATGCTACCGCAGGAACATTCACGATGCGGTTATCTGGCACAGCAAGCGGATTAGCATTTGGACACGACACAGCGACCCGTTCAAGACTTAGCAGGGTTTTAACAGACGTGGTCGGTGTTGATGGGTTGAACTCCTTTTATTTAACGTTTTACCTTACCGGGATCCAGTCTTGTCCAACCACGATGTTCACAGATCATCCTGAAATAACCACCCTAAAT